CTGGATCACGTTTGAATGGACTATATCTGAGGGCATCGCTCCGCCCATTGTCCCACCAGCGACGGACGTTGAGACAGGGCGTGTTACAGCACAAGCCGGCCTCAACGTTCGCCGTGGGCCGGATACGAGCTATGCGCTGCTGGGGACGCTGGCCTATGGCAGCACGGTCTTGTATGACGATAACGTAGATGGCTGGCTGCATGTAGTCGATGGCTACGTCAGCGCCGAGTACGTGGGCGAACCGCAGGGTACAGTAATTGCACCCATAGCGCCTAGCGGGTTGGTGCATCCGCTACCCGGCAGCGTCATCACGCAGAGGTTCGGAGAGAATCCTGAAAACTACGTTCAATATGGGCAGATTGCGCACAATGGCGTCGATCTGGCAGGGGTGCCGGCAGGCAGCCCGATTCTGACAATGGCGGATGGCGTGGTTTATCGAACGGATTATGATCCTGGCTATGGCAATTACGTCATGATTGCCCACGACCAGCGCCGCCTATACAGTGTCTACTGCCATTGTTCGGAATTGCTCGTGCTGATTGGTAGCACGGTCAGCGCCGGCGAACAAATTGCCCTCGTCGGCTCAACCGGCAATTCGACCGCCGATCATCTTCATTTTGAGATACGCGAAATGAACGCCGACGGCAGTTATGGCGAGGGACAGTACGGCTACACTAAAGGCAGGGATGACCCTGAAACCGTGTTCCATGTCTTGGGTGGCAAGCTATGAGCGATGCGGGAAACTTGCACGCAAAAGTCTTTGCCGCGGACTTTATCAAAAACTTGCCAGGCACTAGCTATATGGCTCAGGCATTCGCTTTAGTTGCGCTCGATTTTGTCGTGCCTCCAGTCGGCAAATCTAAAATCCTCCATGCCGAATCTGCTACAGGGCCATTTCAAGAAGCTGACTACCTGCTTATCCGCTCACTGGATCACCGTGCGGAACCTCTGGCGGTTATGAATGCGTGGTTCAAAATCGTAAGCATTATTGAAGAAAACACTTTCGCGCCCGCCGCAAGCCTTACGGCGCAGCGAAGCGGCGGAGATAGTGACCACCCACACAGCATCTGGGTATTGGAGCATGTACATGGCGGCAAGGTTGGCGCCGTCATTGGCAAGGGCAACACACTTGTCAACTTTGGACAGTCAACAGAGCCATGGATAACGTTTACGGGTTTGCTCCCTACGGGACAGGCATAGACGCCGGGAGCGGAGCGATGAATGCTACTTGGTCTCGCGCATCAAATCATCATAGGATATGCCCAGACCGTCATGCAGCGCGCGCATCATCTTAATGGTGAGGGGACGTTTACGGCTTAAGACTTCAGAGGCGCGGTTTTGCCCGCCCAAGTAGGGTGCAAGGTCAATCTGACGTAAGCCTTTGGCGTCCATGGTGCTCAGGATGATGTCTACGGCATCTTGCTTGTGGTAGGAACGGAGAAGGGAGACGATGGCGCGGAATCGGTCATCGTCGTAGTTGCTCATATCACCAGCGGCAAAAGCATTGTGCATCCGATCCAGTTCGCCTTTGAAGGCATCGTACTCGGCGTCGCTCTGAATCGCCTGCGGAAGAGCGGTCTTTTCAACTACAGATTCCATTTGTCGTACTCCTGATGTGTGCTACTTTGCCTTTTCTGCTGCTTCTTCTCTGCCCTTCATGCGAGCTTCTTCAAGACGCTGGGTAAGGACGTAATGATGGAGAATATTGTTGATGCGCTTCTGGTAGCCTGGGCCGCCCTCGCGAAAGTAGGTCAAGACAAAGTTGTCAAGGCGGATGGAAATGGTTTCTTTGGGGTTTGGCTCTACCCAAACGCCGTTGTCCCAAAAGTCATCGGGAATGTTGTAGGGATCGGCAAAGCTCTCATCATCGAGAATCTCTCCCTTTGCTGCTTCTGCGGTACCCTTGGAATCTTTGCGTTTCATGTTCTGTTGCCTCTCTAGCTGAAATAATACGTTTGCGTGGGCCGCGCCAGGTGTAGACGACGAAAAGGATGGTTTTGTCGTCGAGGAAACCAATCGCGATGTAACGAATCTCGTTATTCGGATATGGACGGAGATCTTGAAACGTGTAGGTAGGGCCATCCCAAATGCGCCGAGCTTCTTCAAAGCTGTAGCCGTGATCTTCTTGATTGGTTAGGTCTTTGGGTTCGTCCCACTCGAAGTCGTCGTCGAAGATCATGCCTATATTATATACAATTTGTATATATAAATCAAATTTGAGTAGGTGTGACGAGAGGATAAAGGAGGAATCATGTCAACGAGATGGGCAACGATGCTCGGTATTATTGCGGGCGGGCTGGCGTTGGTCTTTCATTTTGCCGGCATCGCACCAGGCTTTGAAGCTGTCTTAACCGACGGCGGCCTTATCCTGATCGGCGTGGGCGTACTATCCGGTTACTAATGCGCCATGTCAACCGATAACTGGTTCGCGGCGATCTGTTTCCTTGCCGTCTACGTTGCGGCGCTCATGCTGCTGGACGGCGCCCACAAAGCGCGCATCGCCGAGCTGAAGCAGATCCACCGTGAGCAAGTGAGCGGCTTGCGCAGCTACATCCGCACGTTGAGTCGGGAGCGTCTATGGCTGGAGGCGGAGCTGCAACGGGTCACGGATAAGCTTGCCACGGTAGACAAGCGCAACAAAGTACAGGTCGAACCTGAGCATATCCAGTGGCTGCCGCCGTGGCCAACGGCACCTGACGCAGCGGAGGAATATGAGGAGGAGGATGGCTGACCTTCTTCCCGAATTCCTGGGCATCTTCGTGCCACTCGAAATCATGCGGCTGGAACAGGTGGGCGGGCCAAAGCCGGCAGAGTTGGCGGCAGCGTCGGCCTACTGGATGAACCGCCTGGACGCCGGCGAACTAGACGAGCTGCTCTTCCCGGTCAAAGGCAAGACCGCCGGCAGCGCCAGCATGTTGGTGTCAATAATTGCCTGCCTGGCGTTTGAGAGTGGAGGAGTGCGGGTGTTTGGCCATCACTTTGTGGCCTATGAAGTGGCCGGTGCATAACGAAAAACCCGCCGTTAAGCGGGTTCGAGTTCGAGCATATTTAGTTGTTGCATCTTCAGCGGCGTTTTCTGTGCCTGCTTTGGATGCTCGGTAATGCGTCGACGCTGCTCTTCGAGCCGTTCACGTTTGCGTTGCTCGGTGCAAGCCTGCTCCCGTTGCCGCTCTTCGACCGCTGCGGCGGCTTCAGCCAGGCCAGCCGGCAGCGACCACGGCTCACGCTCGACAAAGATGAGTTTTCCGTCGGCGATGCCCTCGAACATGACAGTCACCGATGGCTTGCGGGCATTGGGGCCTTTGCTGGCGACGGAATTGGTTTTGGCGGCCAACCTTTCCAGATTGGCCATCTGTTCGTCCGTGAAACGAAAGTTGTATTGTCGTGTTAGTTTCCCCATGTGTGTCTCCTATCTGGGCTGGTAGGTTGTGATGCTGCTATGGCCCTGTTGCCGCGTAATGTAGCATGTTTGTTCGGTGTGATCAAGATGACGGGGTTACATTTTGACGGGTTACGATATGGTTTGACAGGTTTTGACAGGATGAGGGCAATGTGGCGCTTTCGGCCAAACAGAAGGCATTCATCAATGAGTACCTATCTGACTTTAATGCGACCCGTGCAGCACAGCGGGCGGGATATGGCGGGGATGAGAACACCTTAGCAGTCACAGGCAGCAGATTGCTAAGAATTGATAAGGTTGCCGAAGCCATCGCGGCCCGAATGCAAGAGAAGGCCATGGGCGCGGATGAAGTGCTTAGGCGCCTTGCAGAACAGGCAAGGGCTGAATACAGCGCCTATCTCACAGCGAATGGCACGGTAGATTTTGCCCGGCTGATTGCGGATGGCAAAGGTCATTTGGTCAAGGGTATCAAAGATACCGCTCAGGGGCGCAACATCGAATTTCACGACGCCCAAGCCGCGCTCGTGCAAATCGGCAAGCATCACAAGCTCTTTACCGACAAGGTAGAGGTGGAGCATTCCGGTACGGTCGAAATTACAGCAGACGAAAGAGCGCGGGCGGCAAAAGAGCTTGAGCAATGGAACGAACAGAAGAAAGCCGGCGCAACATCGAATGGCTAAAATGCACGCAGTGTGTCGATTACTTTATCGAGATGTATGTGATGATTTTTAACGCCACCGACAAGGATTGGGTGCGTTTTGCCCTGTGGCCCGCTCAGTCTGACACATTACAAAAGATCGGCCAAGAGCGACAAGCGATTGTGCTTAAAGCGCGGCAGCTTGGTCTCTCGTGGCTTGTCCTTTGTTATGCGCTTCATGCCATGGTCTTTAGGCCGGCGGCGACGATCCTCATTTTTTCTAAGCGCGACGAGGAAGCGGTTGAACTGCTGCGGCGCATCAAGGGCGTCTATGAGCGCTTGCCGGCATGGATGAAACCGCGCGCAGTCGCTGATGCCGATCACAATTGGGAGCTATCGAATGGCTCCTCAGCCAAGAGCTTCCCGACCACCGGCGGGCGTAGCTATACCGGTAGCCTTGTGATCGTAGACGAAGCCGATTTTGTGCCTGACCTCGACTCCTTGATCAACGCCGTCAAGCCGACCATCGACGCCGGCGGGCAGATGGTCATGATCTCGACCGTGGATAAGAGTCAACCCGAATCGCCCTTCAAGCGCATTTATCGAGCTGCCAAGCATGGCGATACCGGCTGGCGATCTATCTTCCTCCCTTGGCACGCCCGCCCAGGCCGCACCCCTGAATGGTATGAGATACAACAGCGCGACATTTTCGCTCGCACCGGCTCTTCGGATGACCTTTATCAAGAATACCCGGCCACGGACGCCGAGGCGATGGCTCCGCGTGAGTTGGACAAGCGCATCCCTGCGGTCTGGCTCACCAACGTCTATGTCGCCGCCAAGCCACTGAGTAAAGAGGAGATCGCAGCCCAGAAGCTGCCCTCGCTGCCCAATTTGGAGGTGTATCGGCTGGTAGAACCGAAACACCGCTATGTGATCGGCGGCGATCCAGCAGAGGGCAATCCGAACAGCGATCCGTCGGCGCTGACCGTGCTGGACATTGACAGTGGAGAAGAGGTGGCGGCATTGGCGGGACGCATCGAGCCCAGCACTTTTGCCGCCTATGCCGACGAGCTCGCCGGCTACTACAATCGGGCGGCCATCATGTTTGAGCGCAACAATCACGGTCATGCCTGCATTGGCTGGCTGCGTGACAACTCCAAGAGCCGCTTGCTGCGCGGATACGATGACAAGCGTGGTTGGCTCTCCAACTCGCTGGGCAAGGCGCTCATGTACAGCAGCATGGCCGATGCCGCCAGAGATCAGCAGATGACAATTCATTCATTTGAGACCTATTCGCAACTGGCCTCAATCGAAGCGACCAGCCTAAGAGCGCCGGAAGGCTTACACGACGACCGTGCCGATTCGGTTGCACTCGCCAACATGGGCAGGCTTGCGAGCTTCAACAAACGAGAAGATCAGGAGACCCCGCCAAGTTCGTCGGGCTACGTTTGATGCTGTCTACTTCTCCTTTTTTTCCAGCCATTGGGGCTAAAAAAAAGTAACCGAGCACAGAAAGCAGGTGGCATGAACACCAAAACGACCATCGGGAGCGCTTTGGGCGCGATTACCTTTACGACCAGTGACGTTCCCGCGCCCATAGGGCTCCCAGTCAGCACTTCACGCGTGAGCCGGCTCTTTGACCAGTTGACGTTGGAGCAAGCGCAGAACATTGTCAACTCTCGCCGCGACGACAACGCTGAGATCAACCTCGACTATCTGCGCGGCGACCACTGGCGCAACGGCGAGGGTTGGGTTGGGCCGAGGATCAGCAGCTACAACGACCCTGGCACCAGCCAGCTATCCCTGGCTGCGATCAAGAAAGCCTTTGTCTCCCGCAACACGATTGCCGAGGTCACACGCCGGCAGGTGGGCGGCGTCTTAGGCCGTGACCTGCACTGGAAATTCACAGTCAAGCGCGAGCTCGAGGAGACCGAAAAGACCGACCCTGTCACCCGCATCACCAAGATGGTCAAAGAACAGCCGAGCGCCGCAGAAGAGGCGTTGATCAATGAAGCCGAAGCTGCCCTGGTCAACTGGTGGGACAAACGCAGCGTCAAGGACGCCCTGGAAATGATGGACGCCTCAGCCCTCAACACCAAGCGCGGCGTGCTGCGCCTCTACGTGCCACCCGACCTGCGCGACGATGGCGGCAACCTGCCGCCTGGCGATCTGGAAACCTGCCTCGGTTACATCTGGCTCCAGCATCTCGGCACCAACGAAGATTCGCTCGAGCTCGAGTTTGCCAGCGGCACGGTCTATACCGAAAAACGTTCACGCCGGCAGCTAGGCGTCTTTACCTACAACGAAGCGCTGGATCTGGTCAGCCAGGAGCAGGGCAGCCAAAGCAACAGCGAGGATGAGCGCGCCGAGTTGACCTACCTCGACGATGCCGGCAACACCGTAATCCGCGTGATCGACGATGAAGGCGATGTCGAGCCGCCGATGGTGATGCCGCTCGGTGGCCGCTTGACCATTTTTGAGATGAACCGGACCTGGCTGATCACGCCGCAGGTGATCTCCTTGCAGAAGATGCTCAACCTCTCGCTGACGATGAAGCAGCGCAACTCCGTGCAGGCAGGCTTCCTCGAACGCATCTTCTTCAACGTCGATTGGCCGAGCGAAAAGCGCGTCGTCGACGGCAAGGAGACCTGGGTTCGCAAGCCGATGGAGATCGGCCCGGGAGTTGCTACCGAGTTCAAGGGTCTGGAGATCCGCAACGATGACAACGACGTGACCGGCCATGCCACACCCAGCGTCGTCTACCGCGATCCTGTCTCGCCTGCCACCTTCATCGAGACCGAAGAGAGCGCCTACAAAAGCATCCTGCAAGAGGTACAACAGCTCCACTACCTGATCGCGGGCGATGCGGTAGTCTCGGGCGAAAGTCGCAAGCAGGCGCGTGATTCCTATACCCAGGACTTAAAGCTTTCCGCCAGCAAGGTGCAAGAGGCGGCGCGTTGGCTGCTGGAGACCGTGTTGGCCGAAGCCAGCTTCTTTGCCGGACGCGCCGGTGAGTTTGAGGGCTTACGCGCCTACGTGGAGGCGCACATTGACAGCGGGCCGATTGGCCCTGATGACATGCGCGTGGCGCGCGAGATGCGCGACGGCGATCTGTGGTCGGAAGAGCGCGCCATGTCCGAGACGGGCGTTGAGGATGTCGATGCCGAGAAAGCGCGCATCGCCAAAGAGCGGGCGCAACGTTCCGAGCTCGACCAGAAAAACATGGCGGCCGCGCAGCAGTTCATGGCCGAGAACGCACCGCCAACCGGCAACCTAGCCAACAACCAGCCGAACAACCAAGGAGGCGCCAACGCGTGAGCCGCCAACAGCTTATCGCCCTCCTTGCTAACCTAGTCTTTAAGGGTCATCTGACCCCGACCGAAGCGCGCCTGATCGTCGCAGCCTATGATCGGGGGGATCTGCCGGAAATCGAGAAGCTGGTCGCGCTTGACCAGGAGCAAACCGATGAGCGCTGGAAGCTGGCGCTGCTGGCGGTGCTGCTGCTGGTCGGTGGCAGCATTGCCAGGCCGCTGACTACATCTGAGCGCCTGCGCGCGCGCCGTCTCTTGCCGCTGCGTTTTGAGGAGAGCACGGCGACGTTGGCGGCGCAGGTCGCCAATGGCGGCATCAGCCTGGCGAGGTGGCAGCCGGCGCTCTATGCGGCGCAGGCCGGCTATGCCATGCAGATGACCACAGGCGGCTATGGCGCCATGCCACCGCTGGGGCTGCGGGATGTCGTCGATGCCGGCATCAAGGCGCAGATCCCGTTCATCGAACGCTTTGGCCTGCAAATCCTGGCCCAACGCCTGATTGGTGCTCGCATGAGCGCGGCGGTCATCGCCGGTCGATCTGCGCTCTATGGCGGTCTCGGCTGGGGTTCCTGGTTCAAGGGCAACGAAGAGCGGGTGCTGAGGCCACAGGCGCCTGGCATCGTGCCGCGGCGCGCTGACGCATCGACAGGCTGGGTCGTCTACTACCGGGCGCGCGACGACAACCGCACCTGCGGGCCTTGCCATGAGGCGGCAGCCAAAGGGCCATACCTGCCACTGGAGGGGCCATTTCCTGGCGACGTGTGCAAGGGGCGAGGTCGCTGTCGCTGCACGCGGGAGACGGTCTACGACCTGCAAGCCTGGCAGATCCTGACCGGCATCGTAGCGCCCGCTGCCAAGCCTCCTGGCGTCGGCGGCGGCGGAAACACGGTCGCCGTGCTATGAGCGGAGGCAAATCATTGCCAGAGACCGAAAATCGTGATACGCTTGACGGCGATTCCACCGAGTTTGTCATCGTCGCACGCCGCATACTCGAATCTGAACGCAGACTCTTACTCTCACGCTTGCACGAATTAAACCTGTTGCTCGGCTACCCGCAGATCTACACGAGCAGGGAGCATCGGCGACAGGGACGCGAATAATTTTATAGCGCCCAACGGTGTATCGCCCATCGGCGACCTAGTTTCCTTTTTGCTTGCTCACACATGAGCAGCAAAAAGTCGAACGGGTCGCTTTTTTTATTGCTATTTTCCGGCCAGGGTGCCGGCAGATATAAACCGTAGCGCGGCCAGGGCGCCGCGTACCTGCCTGAACGACAAGGAGCGACAGGCCATGTTGATCACTCGCTGGAAGCAGGGAGCCGACATCATTCCTCTGCTGTACGACAACGACACACCGGCTGGCGATGCGCCGACTGGCGGGCTGTCCGAGGAGGCCATGAAGGCTTTCAACAAACGCCTGGAGAAGCTCGACAACAACGCGCAAGCGATGGCGATGCTGCTCTTCGGCGAAAATTTCCAGCTGCGCGACAAAGTGCGCTCGATGGAGGGCAGGGTCTCTCCAGAGGGCGCAACCGTCTTAACCGGCGACGATGCCAAAGCCTGGGACATCTACAAGGCGCTGGGCAAGCCGGAAACCGTCAAGCAGGGTCTTGACGAGCGAGGCCAGTTCCAGGGTGAACTGGAGTCACTGAGGCGCGAGGCCATTCTACGCAGGGTCGCAGAGGTCGCCGGCTTCAAATACAACATTTTGGCCGACCGCGAAAAGGCGGCGAGGGCGGACAACAAACCGTTGGCCTTCGAGGTGCGCGAAGTTGAGGTGGATGGCGTCAAAAAGGCGACCGCCTTCATCAAGGAAGGCTCGACCGAAAAGACAGCCGAGGACTATGCCAGGGAGCAGTGGTCTGACTACCTCAGCGTCCTGCAAGTCACCCAGGGCGGTGACCAGCAGCAGAGCACAACCGCTGCCCACAATGGCACGCGCTTCATCGGCCAAACCGCAGCCAATGGCGGCAATCGGGGCGCACCTGATCCTGTCGCCAAATTCCTGCAAGAACAAGCCGAAGCGGCGAAGGCGATTAGCAATCCCTTCGTTACACCAGACAAGTAAGGAGTCAACCATGCCGTGGACACAAACCTCCTTTGTCGCGACACCTGATTTTATCGTCGATCCCGAATCCATCGACCGCAACAGCGGGCGAGTGATCGACTGGAGCCAGGTGCCGGACAGCTACAAGGCAGGCACAACCTATAGCATCACCACCACCGCACAAGCGGCGGCAGCTGCTGTCGCCATTTTGGTGCAGGCGCTGCCGGTCGCCTTACCCAGCGGCACCGTGCTCAACTTTGCCGGCGCCGGACGCTTTGCCACACTCACCGCTCCCGCAGCGGTCGGCGCTACCAGCCTGACCGTTGAAGCGCTGGATGTCATCATCCCGACCGCCACCGCTGCACCCTATACCGTCTCCAAGAGCGGCAACAAGGCCATTCTCTCCGGCACCGTCATGGCGCAGCTCGCCAGTGGCAGAGTTGTGCCGAGGGCAGCCAGGCCAGGATCGGAAACGGCGATGGGCCTGCTGTGGGGAACCGCCATCGAGAACCTGCCCAGCGCGCCACTGAGCGGATATGCCATCATTGTCGGTGGCGTTATCTACGAAAACCTTCTGCCGGAGGTGATCACAGCCTTCAAGAGCGAACTGGTCACCAATGGCTCCGGCTGGGTCTGGCAGACCTACCAAGATAGCACGGAGGCGTAAGCATGTTTACTAATTTTGCCGAAGCCCTGGCAGCGCTAGGGCCAAATGCCGGCGCGCGCATCATCAACGCCGCGCGCCCCACTTCCGACTATCTTCTCAACACCTTCCTGCCTGAGCGCCTCATGACCGATTACTCGGTCAACGCCGCCAACATGCTCGTCCGCACGACGATGGCCGGCATGGTCTCGATGGACAGCCCTTACCCGCCAGGCGGATTGGTCGAGCTGCAAACCTTCTTTGAACAGTCTCTCAAGCTCGGGATCAGCAACCGCATGATCGAGGCGCAGATCCGCCAGCTCCAGCAGTTGCTCATGGGGTTGCAACTCGCCGGTTCGCTGACCAATGACTTCCTCCAGCGCGAGGCCTTCAACTTCTACCAAAAAACGGTCGTGCAGGCCATCCTAGACCGCGCCGAGTGGATGCGGGCGCAGGCGATGATCTATGGCGCCATCAACTGGACATTCAACCAGAAGCCGGTCTCAGTCAGCTACGGCATCCCTGCCGGCAACTTCCTGACCACACGCACCGATGCCAACAACGATTCCTACTCCGACACCGGCAGTAAATTTTGGGAAGATGTCGCCAACGCTCAGGGCATCCTGCGCTACAACCTGCGCGGCGCCGTTATGAACACCGCCACCTATCTCAAAATTCTGAGCCAACCGGCCAACAACATCATCGTCCTGGCGCAGAGCAACAACAGCGTCACGGTCACGCGCACGACTTCACGCAGCGGCAACACCGTGCAAGACAACGATGCTCGCTACACCATGCAGTTTGTGCTCTACGACCGTGAGGCCGAGGTGATGGACACCACGCCACCGAACCTGGGCAAGACCGAGATCAAAAAGTTTGTGCCAGATGGCAAGATCATCTACATCGGCGCCAACACCGCCAGTGGCTATGTGGTCGGCGAAGGCTCAACACGCAACCCACGCGCCGATATGGAGATCGGCTATCACCACATCGCCCCGACCGTTGAAGGCGGCGGCGCACCTGGCCGCTGGGGCCGCATGTACGTGCCGGAAGGCTATCCGATGCAACTGATCGCCGAGGGCGCCAGCAACGAGCTGCCCGTCATCCTGGCGCCGGAGAAGATCTGCATCGCTACCACCGAGATGCTGCCGTAGTTCACCGACTTTTACCGACTTTTACCGACTTTTACCGACTTTTACCGACTTTTACCGATAAGGAGCGATCTATGTCAGACCCACAAACCCAAACACCAGCGGCACCGCGCGACCAAACGCCGGTGGCGGTCAACCTGGACGAAGAACGCATGTACCGCGCCAACGACGCCGACACTAGCGCCACTACAGTCGGCCCTGGGCCTGCTGTGGTGCCGAAGTGGGTGGCTGAGGAGTGGGGCGTCGAATACAAAGCCGCACCCGCTGGCGGAACCAAAGACCTGCCGCGTGCGGAGGGCTCGCCAGAGAGCAAGCCTGGCGCAGAGGGCTCCACACCCAAAGCGGGCAGCAGGGACAAACCTGAACAGAGCCGATAGGGAGATCCGCCATGAGCGAAAGAGTCTATGTGACCTTGCCGCGCACGGTCTCCTATGCCGAAGAGGGATCGCCCGAACTGGCCTACGGGCCAGGGAGGGCGCATATCCCTCTTCCACTCGCCGAGTCGCTTAAAGAGTGGGGCATTATCAGCGAGTGGTCGACCAGCGCGCCCACTGCACCTGACACCTCGCCGATCAAGCCGAGCGACGAACTGGCCGCCGACTTCCCAGGTCGCGAATACCTCTACATGGCCGGCTACACCAGCTATGGACAGGTCGCCGAGCTGGACAAAGAAGAGCTGGATGCCTTGCCAGGCATCGGCGAAGCGACCGCTGACAAGATCCTGGCGGCGATGGCTGCTGCCGAGAAAAGGATGCCGCCAGATGCCGCACAGCCTGACGCCAGCTGACCTGCTGTACCCGCGCGGCGAGCTGCAACCGAAGATGTTTCCCGACCGTGCTGCCGGCGCCAATGCCGAGGATGCGCTGGAAGAGTGGCTCGACCAGGCCGACCTGCTGATCGTGGGCGTGGCAGCCAGCCGGCAGAACGCCGCGGCCCGGGCCTACTGTTATGCCAGGGCTTTCCGAGCGATGGCGATGAAGATCGGCGCGCTGCCGGATTCCAGCAGTGATTCCGGCGTGCCGATGAACGTCGGCACCAGCTGGAGCCAGGAGCGCATCCACTATTGGGAAGGCCGCGCGGCTGAGCAGGATCGCCTCTTCTCCGGCATCGTCGGCGATGTCAGTCTGGCCGATTCGGATGCAGGCCAGGGCGGCACTGTGCGCGTCGTGGCGGTGTGGTGATGGGAGAGGCGCTCTGGGCCGACCTCGACGCCTGGCAGGCAGAGATCCTGAGCCCGCTCATGGACGATCTGCAATTTCCAACGCTGCCGGTCAAGATGGTCGCCTGCACGCTCGTTCGCAACTATGTCGAGTGGGACAACCCTGCGGTCTGGACATTTCCGGCCATCATTGTCTCCAGCTCGACCCTGCGCCGTCCGGCCACAGAAACCATGTTCGGCGATGGCATCGCTCACTACCGCAAGCACATTCCTTATCGCTGGTTCGCTGTGGTGGAGGGCGATTCCTTCACCTCAGAGCGCGATGCCAAAGTGCTGGAAAAGCGGCTGGAGACATTGGCTCGCCGGCTGGTGGCTGGCGGCTGGGGCGCCGGATCTGCTTTCCCGCTGCCAGCCGATGGCAGCGGCGAACGTCTGTCGACCATCAGGGTCGGCGACAGCGCCATCGCCCGCTATCCGCGCGGCACCGAAGCCGAGGACGATCCCTGGTGGGGAGTGGCGTCATTGGATATCGAGCTCGTCACTACGGTTTAGGCTGGTACTGATTCAGTTGTGGGGGAGTGGTAAATGCCCGTTCGACCGTCCAGTTTCTGCGAAGTATGCGATTTCTCAAGAGATCATAGGAAAGACCTAATTCTTGTGACCAGTCGGCTAGTATCTGGCTCTTTCCGTTGAAGGTGATGAGAACGTTGTCTGAGCGGTTTCTTTGTTGCTCGGCGCGTGTCGCCCAACGTAGATTGCCAGGCTCGTAATGGCCGTCGTTGTCAATGCGGTCAAGCGTGCGGTTTTCTTCACCGAAACCAGGAAGCGTACTGACATGGTTGTAAAACGACTGAACGTCGTAAATCCAGGGCTCGTAGACATGAATACCACGCCCGCCATACCTGTGATAATTTGCGGAAGATGGCTGGGTGCAGCGGCCCACCATGCTATGCCAGGTCGAGTGGATACGCGTATTCCAGAGGCCATGAACGCGCTTCTGCTCAGATGTCATTTCTTTATGCAGACAGCCGCAAGAGCGCGAGCGTCCCGTTCGCAAACTTGTTTGTCTCACGATTCGCTCTGTGCCACAGTCACAGCGGCACAGCGGCACAGCCAATAGCTACATTGGGAGGTGGTATGCGACCAGGAGAGAACAAGCCAACGTCCGAAGCGCTGGTCTGTCAAATCGACAAAGTTGGGGCGGTGCGTTTTGGGTCTTGGGGTATACTTGGAGGGCATGGAAGAGTCTCCTTTCATGCCAAGCCCAGGGGTGTTACAAGCACCGCCTGGGTATCTGTTTGCAAGGACTTTATTATAGCTCAGATGAGCTATTTACACAAGCAAGGAGGTATCTATGGCCGGTGAAAAGGTGCCGTCGACCACGTCGAGATTTAAGGTTGGGGCTCAAGTTGCCAAAGGCACACCTGCTACGAAGGTCGTCTGCGGCACCATGACCATGAGCGGTCTCAACGCCACCAAAGACCCGATTGACAAGGGCGGCGAGCATGGCTGCAACACCGGGCCGGATCGTGCCACCGTTCACAAAAGCGAGCAGCGCTATAGCTCCTTCATCGTCAACGGTTCGTTCCGCGGCTATATGTACCCTGACCTGATCGGCTATCTCTTGCTCGGCGCAGGTTTTACGGTGGTCACCACAGCCGGCGCCGGAGCCGCGTTGGGCACCTACAGCCACGTCTTTACGCTGGCGATGCGTACCGTCGTTCCCTGGCTCAGCGTCCACAGCCAGATCGGCAGCAAGAACCGCCTGGCGGTCGATGCGCGTGTCAACCAGCTGACCTTTACCGCCAATGCCCAGGGCTTCACCTACAATGGCACCTTCCAGGCACTCAAAGAGGACGAAGTACCTGTGTCCGGCATCGTCACCACCAACGAAGAGGTCATCGAAGTCCTGACCACACGCGGATCAATGATCCTCAACTACGACCCTGACGGGACGCCGGTGACGATGTTGGCGGCGGAGCAGGAGGGCTTCACGCTGGTCATCAACAACCCCTTCGACCAAGACCAGCAGAAGTTGTTTAGCTTTGGACGTGGCGACCTACCGCAAACAGGGCTCGACGTGACCGGCACCGTCGAAGGGCTCAACGTCGACTATCTCAACTATGAGCGCATCAAAGGCGGGGCAGTGGGCGTGGATACCATCGCCGACGATTGCGCGCTCGCCAAGATCGACGTTACCTTCAACAGCGCCGAAAACATTCTGACGACCGCCATCCCCTACAGCATCCGTTTTGAGATCCCACACGCCGAAGTCACCCTGAACGACTTCCAGGCCGAGGGCACCAACACGGTCGAATGGACGTTCCCGTTCCGCATGGTGGATGACAATGCCACACCGATCAAGATCACGCTCGTCAACAAACTTCCCAGCTACGCAGGCTAAACCTATGAACCTCGGGGCCAAGCGCACGGTGATCTGGACAACGCCGCCACAAAATGGCGATGGCGAAGTGGAGGATTACCGCTTCACATTTAGCAGTTGCACGACGGTCGACATGGGCCGCTACTGGAGCGCCATGCGCGTTTTTGAGGCCTGGTTTGAAAAGGAGCAAGGGCAGAGTTATGACGATGCCCGCCTGGGCAGCGACAAAGAGGTGTCCGCGCGAGCGGTGACGCTATGGCTGCGCGCGTACAACTACGCCATGATCATCGCCAGCCTGCAAGGGCTGGAGCGGCGCATGCGCGCGCCAGAGATCACCAACGGCAATGCGCCTGCCTGGACACCTGCCGAGATTCCGGTCGAGTGGCAGAGCCAGGCGGGCTTTGAGGCCAATGCGCCACTTGCCATCGTCGGCGCGTTGGCCGAGACCGCCAATGCTGTCAACCCTGGCCTCTGGCGCCAGCAGGATGATGATGAGGCCAAAAAAAAAGGCGGAGTCAGCGCAAACTGGTAAAAGGGCTCGCCAAGACGCTGGTGGCAGGCGAGCTGCGCGCCAAGCAAGAGGCGAAGGACGGGGCGCTGCCTGAGCTGCCAATCAGCCGCAAGGAGCTGGCCGAGGCCGAGCGCAAGGGCTTACTCGACGAGGCCAACCTCGAGATCTTCATGACGTGGTGGTCGTTCGGTGGCGCCCAGCAAGGCATCTCACCCATGCAGGCCGCCGAGATGCCCGCAGCGATGCGCCAGGACTTTGCCTACATCCTCGAGGAGATCCGCAAAGAACGCCGGCGCCAAGAGAGTCTTGAGAAAAAGGTCAAACCACCGTAGATCAATCCATTTTGCAATAAACGTTACACGGTCATTTTGACCCGCCAGTTTACAAGTTATTGCCGCCGCCAGTTTACAAGTTATTCCCGAAAAGGGGCTTTTTTTCGCCCATCGCAGCCATCAAGATCGCTTAGATCGGCTTAAATCGGCCATTTTGAGGCCGTTTGCCACAGAGGATGAATGTAGAGACCCATTTTGGATCGCCCTGTGGTGCCCCTTGTGACACTGCATCAAAAGTTGCTTAATCGCGATCACAAGGAATTGCCGATTATGCTGCTATATAGCCATACGAAATGCAGGATAGATTGCGTGGCAGAAGGAGCAAAATAGACCATGATGACCTTGCGACCTAGCGCGCAGAGCACACAGCAATTCTTCCAAACCATCGAAAGCATCCAGCAGCTCACCACTCCACCGGCGCCGCTGGTCTCGGCCATCCAGCAGGCGATCTGCGAAGAGTTTGAGCGCAACTTTACCAGCGAGGCAGATGCCGGACTGAGCTGGCCGCGCCTGTCCGAAGTCACCATTCGCATCCGTCTGGCGCAGGGCTTTGGCGCCGGCCCGATCCTGGTTCGCACCGGCGACTACAAACGCAGCTGGGTTGATCCGACGCATCCGGCTCACGTTCATGAGCTACGCCAGTCCTCCAGCCATTGGTCGGTGGAGGAGGGATCAGAACATGCCTTCACTGCCAAGCATGAGCTGGGCGAGGGCAAGACACCGGCTCGTCCGGCCAGGAACGTGACCGTGGCCGGCGAAGAGCGAATCAGCCGCGTGATCGACGCAGGGCTGAGAAGGATACTCGCCAAGAGATGAACGGCAGCCAGAAGTTCACCTACATGGTCGACATCGACGTTGCCAGTGCTGAGGCAGCGGCGAAGAAACTCCAGTCGATCTACCAGCAGGCGCTGGCGCAGATCAAGATGCCGACCGAGAGCGGGCAGAACGTCGTCGCGGCCATGCAGGCGCAGCAGAGCCAGATGAGTGCTGCGGCCAAAGCCGGCTCTTCCGAGCGCGTGGCCGCCATGCAGGCCGAGTCTGCGGCCAAGATCAAGCAGGCGAGCGACAGCAGCACCGCCATCATCGCTGCCGAAAAACGCACGACCGCCGCTGTCCAGCAGGAGGCTGCGGCCCGCCAATCATCGCTGCAAAAGCCGCAACTTGGCGGCGAGCTGATCCCTGGCTTTGGCGGCGCCCAATCTCTCCTCAGCACATCGGTTGCCGGCATCGGCATTGGCTTTGCCGCCAAACAGATTGTAGACACCTCGCTGGCGCTCGACGCCCAGGCCACATCCTACAAACGGGTGGAGTTGGCGGCCAAGACGCTGGCCGGTTCGCAGAGCAATCTCAACGCGCTGATGAAAACCTATGACGAGGCCACTGGCGGCATGGTCGACAAGCAAACCTCGCTGGCGACGGTGACACGCTTGATGTCGGTCGGCTTTGCCGATTCCACTGAGGAGCTGGAGAAGTTCACACGCGCCGTGCGCGGCATCTCGGTCGCCACCGGCCAGAACCAAGACTATATCGGCAGCCAGCTGCAACTGGCGATTGCCAACCAATCGACGATGCGCCTCGACCAGCTCGGTCTCGGCGTCAGCGAGGTCAAAGACCGCATCGAGGAGCTGCGCGCTGCCAATTCCGAGCTCACGAAAGAGCAGGCCTACCAGGAGGCGATCCTCGGTCTGGCGACAGAAAAGTATGGCGCTCTGACCACAGCCACTGACGCCCAGGCGACCAGTGTTGAGAAATTGAAGGTGGCGTGGGCCAACTGGCGCATTGAAGCGGCGCAAGCGGTCACCCCGATTGTCGAGAGCATTGCCGAGGGTGCGCGTCAGGTGTTCTTCCCCGACCTGCAAGACATTCGCCAACGCCTGGTCACGACCAACGAACAGAACCGATCCATCGCACAGCCCTTTGGTTTAGAGGACATGGGATCAGCCCCATTGGAAAAGGCCATCAAACTCATCGATGACCTCAACAAAAAGATGGCCGAGGGCGAGCACGTTCCCGAAGGATATGCGAGCGCGGTGCGAAAAGCCGCCGAGGAAACCTTGCGCTTTGGCAATGTGGGCACTGACACAGCCAGAACACTCGACGCCTTCACGCTGGTCATGGCGTCGGGCGCAGCGGGTACGATGGACTTGCAGACGGCTCTAGCCCAGGCCGAGCAAGACACGCGTGATGTGGCTGCCGCGGCAGAGGACGCCGACGCCAAGCTGATTGAATTCGCCGGAGCAACCCGCACAGCAGCGGGCGAACTAGGCTATCTGGTGGATCTGGCCTATTCAGCGGGCGCCGGCCTCGACGACCTCGGCGACAAGGCCGATGCCGTGGGAGCCAGGCTGGCCGCCGTGCGCGAGATGAACGCACCCATCAATGCCATCAACCAGCAGATCGGCGCCGGCATCCTGCGAACCGGCGTCAACCTCAGTGGTGTGACGGGAACGGATGCGGCCAAACAGCAGATCGCCGACGCGCAGGGCAAGCTCGAATCGCAAATTGCCGACCTCAAAACGCAGGGCATCCGTGACCCAACCGAGCTGGCCTTCCGCACCAAGCAGCTCGAAGATGGCCTGATCAAGCCCATGCAAGACCAGATCGATGCCGACAAGGAGGCCACACGCGCCCGCGAGGCTGCCGACAGAAAAGCAGCCAGCGCTTGGGAGTCGGCGGCCAAAAAGACGGCATCGGAGATGGAGGCAGCGGCCAAGAAGATGGCGGCTGAGTTTGAGAGCGCCCTGCACGACATTCCAGGCCTTTTTGCGCCAAGCGCTGTGACAGCCGAGGACATGGATGCGGCCAAAGGCGGCTACTACCAGGAGAAGGCCGACGAGTACCTGCGGCGCTTGATGGATGAGGCCGGTGGCGGCACCGACTATGCCAACGTCGATGTCAAGGACGCCGCCAAAGCCATCGGCATGGATGAGAACAGCGCGCCGATGGCGATTGCCAATGCCTTCAAGCAAGCCTGGGCAAGTGGCTCGCTGTGGTCTGACCCGACCAACATCGAAAAGTTCATCAACAAGGATGCTGTGGTGCGCGAGCTCGAACAAAAGCAGCGCGGCGAGCAAGGACAGAACAACCTGCTCAACTGGCTTGGCCTTGATCCACGCATCGTGGCGGCAGCCGGCTTCCAGGGCGTTTTGCCGGGTCGTTTGGGCGGAGACGTGCCTGCCGACTGGATGATGAACACGACCTCTGGCGGTGGCGGTGGCGGCAAGGGCGATTGGTCGCAGGCCAGCGCACAGATGCAGGCGGGGCTGGGCAAGGGCGCAGATTCCGGCTTGCAGCAATTTGGCCTCGACGCCGTGACCACCATCAGCAACGCCATGACCGGCGAACAGGCGCAGGCGCAGTGGGACACATTGGGCGAAAGCGTCGGCCAGATGATGACCACCGCCATCGAGACGGGCATCGCCGGCACCGACTTTGTTGGCGTTGTCGTTGCCGCTGCGCTCGCACAGATCAACGCGGCTCTGGAGAACACCGTACCATGACCGTATCCATTAACGCTATAACTATCCCTGTGACGATCAGGGACATTGGCAGCTATGTCTGGGTCGCCTTTGTCGAAGAGAGGCAGAACGGGCTCGGCGAGACGGTCGTCGCCGGCCTGCCTTCCGTGACCTGGACATTTCCTGTCCTCTATCCGGTCGACTTTGCCTGGTGGACAACGACGCTTTTAGGCGGCGCCTACTACCTCAAGTGCGTGGCCGTCCTGCCCAACGACCTTGACACCGAGATAACCTATTCGCAGGTCATCGTGCGGCGTCCGACCTACAGCGGTCGCATCAACGGCCTCTATCAGAACGTTGTCGTTAAAATCGACACCATGAAAGTTTAGCCCTATGGCTCCTTTCCAGTGGGCGATCTACATCGGGCCGCCCTGGCATGACGCAGCCAGCCCTTACTATTTTGATTGGCCGAGCTATAACAAGGACGCTGCCAGCACCCTCAGCGCGGCTTCCACGGTCGCCACGACGCTTGTCTCCGGCGCCGTTTCGGTTGTGCTCGCCAATACCGGCTCCTTTGCCAGCAAGGGCGGGGTATGGCTTGGCCCGGGTGGCAGTGGCGAGAGTTGGGAATATTGCGAATACACGAACAAGGTGCCGACGAACACGCTCACGGGTCTGACGCGTGAGCCCACGGTCGACCGCGACCATAACGGCATCCACTCCGTTGGCGCCGCAGCTCGCCTGTGGTGGCCGCTGGCAGAGAACGACGGCAAGCTCAACATCAACTTCTCGCTGGATGACCTTTCGGTTGCGTCGGACTGGCAGTTCGAGATCAGCGGCATCAAAGCGCCGCAAGCCGCCTTCCAGCCGCTGCACCTTGCCATCATCCAATACCGCCAGGCGGTGACCGGCACGCTGACCAATTTCCTGGTCGGCTTCATGGACAGCGGCTCGATCCAGGATGATGCTCGCAGCACGCGCGGCTGGTCGGCCAAGTTCGCCAGCGTGGGAATGATGTTGCGCCGTACACAGGTCGAAGGCGTGCGCGTCGGCAACTTTGATCTGGCGTTGGCCGGGGAGGCCACATCGACGGTGCCGCTGGCTGCCCCGCACAAGGAACGCTGGACGGGTGACTTCACACCCGCCAAACCCAACTTTGACGCCAGCATCGTTTTGCAAGAGGAGGATGATGGCATCTGGATCGGCGACCGTCTGATCGGCACAACCGAAGATCCGGCAAGCTACAGCGGCCTCAGCCAGATCTACATCAACCCGCCAGCCTCGATCAACGCCGGCTCGAAGTGGTTTGAGTTCATCTGGAGAGACACCGCAAGCACAGAGATCATCGCCTGGGACAGCGTAAGTGGCTCTCAGGTACACCTGGATCTGCCCAGCCTCGACATTAACGCCGGCGAGCGCGTGATTGTGGCCGAGAACGAAGTTGTCTTTCTCAGAGAGAACCCTACGCAAGAGGCGGTGGCTATTTTCGATGTGTCCGGATCGGACAACCCTGGCTTCTTCAATCACCTGTGGCCGGCAGGTGGCGGCATGGCCTTCAACTTCTTCGGCAGCTTTTCCAGTGGCGTTTTTTGGGGAACGACCACGCCTGGCGATGCCGGCTTTGCAGGCGCCTGGGTCGGGCCATCGCTGCCCGCACCCAAACGTGATGAGACCATGCGTTGGAAGGCGAACGACCACGGGCATGCCAACACGAAGGATGATTGGGAAGTCAGCATGCGCCAGTCGCCAGGCTACCGCATCCACAACAACACGCGTGGCGAACAGGCATGGCTGGCGGTGACCTTGCCGGGCATGGGCCTGATCCTGCATGACGATATTGATGCGGTCAACCCTGCTGCCGGCAGCTTCCTCGCCATCGATGGGCAGAACGGGCCATCGACCGATGGGCTGGCGAACCCAGGTGATATTGTGGTCGGCGATGAAGTGATTCGCTACATCAACAAAACAGCGACCAATGTCCAGGTCAGCGAACGCGGCGCCTATGGCACGACAGCGGTCGCCCACAAAGCCAGTGATGCCGTCTTTGTCTTTCACACACAAAACGGCAGGCTCAGCGTCACCGATGCCATGCCGATTCGGGCCTTGATCTGGGAGCGTCCCGCTGGCAGCAGCAACTACCCGCGTGACTTCAACTGGCGCTATTCGGCGCTGGAAGCGCGCACACCCGACGCCGAACAGCACGAAGATGACTATGAGTTCTACCAGCCGGTCGCCGACTATGCCTTTCCCAGCATGCAGTTGACACTGGCGCAGGCACGCGTCAAAACCATCTTGCTCGAGTTCAAGCGCATGGCCGCCGACCCGTCTCGCCCGCGCATCAATCGCCTCAAGGCATTGGTGGATGAGAGCTATTTTGACAGCTCGCTGTGGCTGGACGAGGGGACGAGCATTGAAGGGCTCATGCAACGCATCCTGCTCAACGCCGGCCTGAGCACTAGCGCCATCCAGATCATCGCAAATGGCGTGGCGCCGAGCGGCTTCACGACAGCTATCGATATGGCCTGGAATGTCATCGCCAGCGCCGCCGAGCTGGGCAACAGCATGATCAAGATCGACCGCGACAGCAAGGTCATCCTACAGCCCGACAACCTCTGGCGTGTGCCGGTCGGCACGTATGCACCCTCCAAAACCTGGACACGCAGCAATGCCGGCAACGTACAATTCTCGCGCATCGCCGGCGCCACCGCCTCACAGGTCAAACTACACTGGAAGTTGCCGGACGGCAGTGACAGCGGTGTTGCCAAGTATCCGGCCACGCCGGCTGCGCTGGGCGCTGAGCAGGAGATCGGGCCACTATACTTTGCCAGCAAGGCCGATGCCGACCTGGCTGCCCGCAAACGCTTCTACCTAGCTCGCTATCCCTACGAGCTGGTCGTCTCGCTGGCGCAGGGTGATCTGACGGTCGAGCCGCACCAGATCCACCGAGTACAATGGCCGCTCGCTGAGGATGGGCAGCAGATTGACAGATTGATCCTGGTGCGCCAGGTGCAGCACTCCATCAGCAACCAGCTGCTGGCAACCGTTCTGCATGGCATCGTCATCGACCAGGAATGGGAGGTTTAATGCCCAATACACCGAACAACGCGCGCATCGCCGCTCATGTGACAAGGCAGGCCAACAAGCTGGCCTCTAAGCTCGACAAGCGCTATGAGAAGTCACCGGTTGTCTTTCAGGGCGTGAGCGCGGGCCACAACCAGGTGCAAATTGGCGGCAAACTCTACCCGGCAGAAGGCGTCGACGGGCAGGGTGGATCGTTGCAAGTGGTCAATGTCGGCACGCCGGCTGTGGCTCGCTATGCGCCTCCCAATCGCAGCAGCGTGATTGCGCTCTCCGGTTCGGGTGGTGGCAGTGGCAGCGGTGGAGGCGGTGGCGGCGGCAGCGGTGGCGGTGCGACCAACCTCGACTCACTGACCGATGTCACCGTAACAGCACCTGCCAACGCACAGGTCTTGCAATACAGCGCAGCCAGCGGCCAATGGGTCAACGTGCCATTCGCCTTTGCTCCTTCTCCCCATGACCTCAGTGGCGGCCATCATCAAGGCAAGCTCAACTGGCCGCTGATCAACTTCACCGGCTCGAATTTGACCAGCATCGAAACGCGGCTGCATGTCAATCTGCAAGGCATCGGGCCGGATGACCATCATGCCCAGGCACACGTCCTGGCAACGGGAACGGCGCTGGGCGGGGATCACACCATCAGCGGGGCAGCGGTGGGAGAGGTGCTGCGCGCCCTGGGGCCAACGAGCGCCGCCTTCGACAAGCTCTTGCATACCGACCTTGACCCGACCAGCGTCACTGCCAACCAGCATCACAATCAAGCTCATCTGCTGGCGACCGATGTAGCGCTGGGGCCGGATCACACGATCAGCGGCGCTCTTCCTGGCTATGTCCTGCGCGCCAGCTCGCCGACCGCTGCTCAGTTTATGCAGTTAAACCATGATGACCTTGACAATGTGCTGCCCGACCAGCATCACCCGCGCATCCACAACATCGTCACGGGAGATGCGAGTGGGCCTGTCCACTCGATCACAGGCGTTCGCTTTCAACTGGTGGGAGCAACGGGCACGAATGTGCTAGGGCTGTTGACACCCGCCTCTGCGCCAGGCGCAGCCGAAGCCATCCTCAAAACCGATGTCTATGGCGGCGTTCAACTCGACACCAATCTGCTTTACGTCGACGCAGCCGACAATTGGGTTGGCATCAACCGCACCCCCGCTGGCGCTGCACTGGATATTACCGCCTTCTCCACGGGCGACATTACGCAGCGCATCAAGCAGATCCCCGGCCAAACGCAGCGGTTATGGAGGGTGGAGGATTCGACGGGCCATGAGCTGATCGTGTTGGACAATGTCGGCAACTTGCAATCGGGCCAGCCTGGCTTTGTCTCCGGCTTGCTCGGTTGGCAGATCAGCTATAACGGCAATGCTGAGTTCAACAACCTCTGGTGCCGGGGCGAGCTGCACGCCACGGTATTCGTCAAGGACGAGATCCATGCGACCGGCGGTTCGCTGCTGGTGGCCTCGGCAGGCACGCTGCATGATGATGCCGCCATTAGCTCAGCGATCACGGATGACGATGAGTTGTGGGTGTACAGCAAGTCGGCGGGGTGGGGCGTGCCGATGACAGTCGTAACCACGTCACCCACCTTTACGGGCAACATCTTGCATGTATCGCACATCGGCAACATCATCACCATCAATGACCCGCCGAGCGGGCCGGCCTTCTACTTCCAGCCTGGCGACATTATCCGCAGTAAAACAGAGGTACCGACAGGCGTCACCGATTTCTGGCTGGAAGTTAACGCTGCCCAGCAGATGGATGGGTACGCCAACTATAGCGTGGTCAAACGTTCGGGAACGGATGGCCCGTTGCCCAAAGGGTCGGCGGTCGTCAGCTATGGCAAGCAGGGCGATGGTCGCATTATGCTGACCTCTGATCTCAACTATGCGCCCTACATCGACATTTTTACCATCGGGCCTCAGGTCTGGACAGCCAATGCCGGGTCGATCATCCCACATGTGCGACTGGGCAGATTGGATGGGGTGGGCGTCCCTGGCTCGCATTTGGCGAATGCTGTCTACCATCCTGGCGACGGTCTGCCTGGCATTACGGGAGACGGCTCCACGCCGCAGTATGGCATGATTGCGGGCAGCGACCTGAGCGATGCCAACAGCGGCTATCTGATCGCCTCCAACAAGCAACTCGCCCTCTACAAGGTCAACATGCGCCTCAACAACGGCATCGCTGACACAGGGCTATGGACAGCCGAGGGCAACCTGCGCATCGGCAAAAATGTGGGCGCCGATGCCACGACAGGTTTTCGGGTCTATACAACGGATGGGCCTACCAACAACGCCGGAGATGTCGTCATCGGCAATGTGGCAACGGGCAATTATCTGATGTGGTCTCAGCTGAGCGGATCGCTGATCGTCCAGGGGCAGCTCATCGTGTCGGGTGGCGGCGGCTCGGTAGACAAGGATTACGTCGACACTTGGGATCAGCACTATCATGGGCTGGCATTGACCGCCAGTAGCAATGCCCAGGGCAATGCCCAGGTCTATGGAACCGCGCGGCGGCTGGTCGGCGTGACCGGAACCTGGACAAGCCCAGGCCCGAACCAGATCAGTTGGGCATCGCTCAGTGCGGCCTTTGCCGATGGCACATCTCGCAGCATCGCCAATCCTGTCGCTCCAGGCTATATCACGATCAGCGTGCGCACCTACCTCTTTGTCAGTGTAGCGGGGACGGGTACGATCACGATGCGACCGCCAGTGACCGACCCTGCTCTGATCAACTCGCCCGACTATGTGCTAATCGCCGTGGCTGATCCTGGCTCGCCCAAAGCATCGGTGTCCGTAGTGGCGGGAACAACCTACATTTCCGGCACCAATATCGCTACGTTATCGATCAATGCCAATCACATCGCAGCCAACTCCATCTACGCCGGAATGATTGTGGGCGGGGAAGTCCATGCTAGCCATATGGCAGCGGATGTGTTCACCACGACTACAGATCAGGCGACCGCCAAAGCCAGCGGGCAGCGCACGATTGCGGTGACAGGCACGTTTGTCTCGACAGGCTACCAGTCGATCAGTTGGGGGACGCCGACCAATGTGCAGGTGGTCAAGGGTAACAGTACGCTGGTCACAATCGCCGATGGCGTGCTCAATGCCAGCAGCGTTGCCCCCCTGGCTCCATTAACGACCAGGCTCTACCTCTACATCCTCGAAACCGATGCCGGAACCGTGAGTATGCGAGCGGTCAGCAACATCGACTCTCTGCCTGCCAATGCCATTATGATCGCTGTGGTCACGCCAGGCACAACGGGTGTCAATGGCACTGAGGCAGCCACCATCATCATGGTCAATGGCGGTGTGGTCATCTCAGGCGACAGCATTGCCGCCAACAGCATCGTCGCCAGCAACATCAAGGCCAACAGCATCACATCGGCGCAGATCGCCGCGGATGTGTACACCACAGCCAACAGCAAGAAGGTGCTGGCGGTCAATGGCACGTTCACGCCCTCGCTGACCAATGCGGCGCAGGTGACCTGGGCAGGTGTTACGCTGGTCAGAGGTGATGGCGGCCCACTCCAGACTATCACCGATGGCTTCACAGGCACGATGACCGCGCGTACCTACCTCTACATCAACGACGGTGATCCGCTGTCAACGACGATGAAGAGCCAGACGAACATCAACCTGATTCCACCCAACGCCATTATGGTGGCGGTCTGCGAGCCAGGGGCGTTGGCGGCCTCCGCGGTTGTGGTCGGTGGCGGTGTGGTCATCTCTGGCGATGACATTGTGGCGGGCACCATCACAGCTGGACACATTGTAGCGGGTTCAATTACGACGAGAGAGTTGGACAACAATTATGAAGCAGCCCTAACGACACAGATCAACACAGCGGCCTCTGGTGCGGGTGGAACAGCGACAACAGATGCCAATCTCTATTCCGCACAGCGGCGCTTAATCGGTGTGACAGGCACATGGACGGTGGCGTCGAGCAATGTTTTCTCATGGTCGGACTTTGTCGCCAGCATGGGCTCTGGCAACCGCTCTATCGTGGCGGGCTTCTATAATGGCGGAACCAATGGTCGTCGCTACTTCTACATTGACATTACGACGGGGACAACCTTACGAAATACAGCTGACCCGACCACCCTTAGCGCCAACCACGTTCTCATCGCCATCTTTGAGCCAGGCGCAACGGCTGGTGGGGCGATGGGGACAATTACCGTCCTCGGTGGCACAACCTGGATCGGCGGCGACCAGATCATCACCGACAGCATCATCGGCAATCGCATCAAGGCCAACTCGATCAATGCCGACCATATCATTGGCAAAGAGATCACCAGCGACAAGATGAGCATCAACGACCTGTCCTTGATGCATGGCAACTTCGGAAACGTCAATACAGGGCCGCTGACGGTTAACGGCACACTGCAAATGAACTCAGCAGGCAGGATCTATTCAGGCGCCAAAGTCGCCTTTGGCAGCTCACAGCCTGGTTTCTTCCTCGGCTTCGATACAGGCACCTATAAATTCGATGTTGGCAACAATCAAGACTATCTACGCTGGAATGGGAGCAGCCTAGCGCTCAAAACAACCGTCCCACTTGACCTTACCAGCGATGTCAGCAACGCCATCTTCCGCTTTCATAGTCCAGGCGGCAGGGCAGCGTCGATGTACTTCGACGCTGGCGGCAACAACCTATTTGAATTCGATGCGCAGGTCAAGGCAGTGAATTTGATAGCGCAAAATGTTCTGACGATTGACAGTGCAATTGGGTCGGGTGGCGACGTGTTGAAATTCATAGTCCCTGCGCCGCAATTTAATCCTGGGAGTGACACTTTTCGCTACGACCGCACCGGGTCAAGCGGCCTATGGTATTCGGTGTCAAGCATGTTGACTTACAGTGGTGATGTGAAGATTCAGCGCACTCTCCAGGCAGCCAACCTCATCGTGCTTGGCAATTCAATCTCGATCACGCAGTCCTCGACGATTACGTCCTGGAACAGTTCACCGGGAGGCACTGCTGGTGAACTGCGCTGGGGCGGTGACAGTCTCTATTTATGGAGTGGGTCGCGGTGGATGCGCGCCCGCTTAGATGCCACGAACTGGTAAAAGGAGAAACGATGGCAAATAGCAACGGCACCCAAGGGGTTCCCGTAAAGCAAGCAGAGACCCACGCCGCGCGTGAGCTGAGCCTGGCACAGCGTGAGCACTTGATGATGCTGGTCGGGCAGATGAACATCACCCATGCCGAGATGGAGGCGGCGCAGCAGGCGCACGAAACGGCGACCGCCAATGCCAACAGCTTTCTGGCCTACTGCGCCAGGGAGCATGGCACGAATACCCCGGCATGGCGCTTCGATCAAGACCGGACGACCTTTTTCTATGAGCCCGTGGTAGAGGGCGATCCGGGTGACAAGGGCCGCGTGATAGAAGGCGCTCATGCAATATAAGGCTTTGAGCCAGGCGCAGCGCCAGCATTTGGAAGGGCTGATGGCGGAGATCAAGAGTGCGGAAGTCGCAGCCCAACGTTTTTTGGGCTATTGTGCGACTGAGGCAGGCATCGAGATCGGGCGGGACGGTTGGCAGTTTGACCTCGACCAGATGGCCTTTTTTGCGGTGGATTCAGCCATCGGGTTCGCGGCGAGATCTGACTTGCATCAAGAGGCGGCGTCAGTGTCGGGGAACGGAGACCTTCATGCCTAGTGTACTTGCCAACCTGAACGAACTAACGGCAATTGCGGTTAACGACTACCTACACGTGCTCGACACATCGGATGTGACTGACCCAGATAAGCGGATCAGGCAAGACAACCTGTTATTGGGCGTGGCAAAAAAATCAGGAACGCCAGCCTTCGGCAATATCGCCAACTGGATCGATGCCAACACGATACAAGATTCCACCATCGCCTACGCGGATGTGGCGCGCCTGGGCGTGGCGCAGACCTTTAGCACGCTCAAGACCTTTAGCGCCGGCATCAACTTGGGCGGCCAAACCTTGTCGATTTACCAAGAAAGCACGTGGACGCCGGTGATTCAGGGCAGTGGTGGCAATCCGACAATGACCTATGGTGTGCAAAGCGGCATTTTCACGAGAATTGGCCGGGTCGTCTTTTATATTGTCACCCTCTCAATTGCCGCCATCAGCGGCGGCTCTGGCGACATACGGGTTACGCTGCCGTCAAGTGTGGTGACAGGAGGCATCGGCAGCGCCTATCTTAGTGGAATTGATTTACCAGGCACGCCGGTTTCGGTCACGGTCAACGCCACCGCAGGCGCAGCCTACGCCACGTTGCAATCAATCCAGGACAATGCCGCCGCCAGCCCTGCGCAGATTTCCGGACTGTCACCTAGCGATGTAATCGCCGGTAGCGGCTTCTATTTTGCTTAATAGTTTAGAATAGCGCCCGCGCCTAGCAAACTTGCGACGGCAGCGGCGGAGAAAGAGAACAGGGGAAATCATGGATCAGGCAGAAGTAGATAAATTCATCATGTCAGGTCAAAGCGCCTTGACTATCTTGGCGCAGGCACAAGAGGCGCTCGAACGCTATGCGGCCAGTTTTGAGCAGCGCGGCGGCAGTGAAGTCTATGGCGACGATGCCACCCAAATTGTGTATTTGAGTAACGATCTAGTCACATGGATGACGCCGGAGCGGGCGGCGACGATTGCGAGATTGCGCATCGACGTCTGACATATACACAAGCCGCCTGGTGGGAGGTTACCGCGCTTGGTCAACTTCGACAAAGCCGACGCTGGCGTTGCAATTGACCTTGAAGTAGTAAATAGCGGTGTCGCCGCTACCAAGCACATGCGATTCATCATCTAGCTTGGTGCAGACTGTTCCTTCAGCGATGTCTTTGTATTGCTCATTTGGGCCTTCAGTTAAATCGGCCCAGAGATGAACATAGCCATGGTTCCAGGGCTTCGCTACCAATTTCAGAGAGTTTCCAATGGATGCAGCATCAGCACTTGGGGCTCCCCGCGCATCCATTGCGATCTTGATGACGCCAAAGATGACAATCAGAACCATACCGATTATCACAATGGAAATCATGAAGCGACTTAACTTGTTTTCAGATTGGGCGATTGACATAGTAGTTCCTGTTGCCGGCTTTAGCCCGCCAACTTTGCGCAAAAATTGTGGGGCCGCACTAGCGACCCCGCTCCTAATAAGTCTAACTCAAGTTGCCGTGCGAATTTCTGACAGCCGGCTTGCATTTTGGCAAGGTCGTTGACAGCTATCTGGCAGATCGCTGAACTACTATTTACTGCTCAAATATGTCGGCAAAAGATACGAACTGCGCTAGTCGCATTGGTACGCCATCTGCCCTTCCCGTTGTGTCGCTGGTCAGGATACCGAAGGGCATCGTAATGCCGAGTTCTTTGGTAATCACCAAGCCTCCACTCATGCCAGCCAAAGGCGTGAGGTTATCGATCATTGCATATTGATGGAATACGCGCGATTGTGTTGTTCCCGGCGGTTCTTCCATTGTTTCTGCCTCAAATCCCAATGCTTCGATTGACCGTAATTTACCTTTAGGCGGCTGTCCCCAAATCATGGAATCCGAAGGAAATCCAAGTATTTCAACTGGCATGTGAGAGCGTATTTTTCGCGCGGATAATAAGCCGTCGTAATGGAGAAATAATGGAGCCGGACCAGTCTTTAGTCCAAGGGAGACTACTGCGAAGTCAGCGGTTTGTGTTTCCGATTCCCCGCGCCAGTACCTTGGAATGGGTGTGCCAAGATCGACGGCGCCCATCGCAGTTGCGATCTTAAGCGCGCCCATTTCTAGCGCGGGTTCTACGACATGGCGGCACGACACAAGAAATAGCTCGTTACGATATTGAATCAATACGCCAGAACCATGAGGCCCTGCAAACAGCATGATCCCTGGCGGCCCTCCGGCTACGATTACTACAGAGTTTGAGTAGTTCATGCCGAAATTACCTTCCTAAAGCCGGTGCAGACAGCAGCGTAATCGCTGCAACTTCCGTTGCAGCCCATCTGCGACCGCTCGCGCCCGGGCAGTTCTGCAGCGCCGGCGGCCGCCGGGTGCGATCCAGTGTGAGCGCGTGGATCCACGCGTTGGCCATTGCCGCAATAATTTGTGCTGACCCCTCACCGTATCACCCGAAATACACCCGGCAAACTCTCGCAGGCGTCGCCATCGTTGTCTTGGTCAAGCTTGTGGATGTCGCCGGCGCCTTCCCTTTGGCAGAAGTCGAAACACGCTTGGGACTGGCTGTGCGTGCTGCCTTACCGGCAGTTGCCCACAAACTATGTCTACATCGCCCTCTTCACGCGCTCCGGGGAGTGGCGGCCGCGGTCAGTTGATTTGGTGGAGATGATGGGGCAACGGTGAGGGAGGGATGTCATCATTTTTGTAGGGCAACGGAGAATTGTTGTGAATGAAGATGATTAGCAAAGTCTTAGAAATGTATTAGATTGCCAAATTCACATAAGAAATGGCTGAAAAGTTAATAGTACATATTTTCGGCTTATGCTAAAATGGCAGGAATAACAGATTGAAGAGATACCAGGGCGACGCTCACTACGTCCCCTGGCATGGCAGCAGAAACAGGAGTTCTGATGCACCCCGATCATATCATACCTGGGGGTCTAATGGCCCCCTTGAATTCCCAAATCGACAACATATCTGGAAATTTCGCGCGCAAACTATGCGCGCTTTTTATTTTCTCCTACAACAACGGTCATAGCTTATGAATTTACCGTTAGACCAAATTCGCAAGGACGGCGGTACGCAAGCACGCGCGCAACTTGATTGGGGCGCCATTGATGAATATGCGGCGTCAATGAAGGAGGGGGAAGAATTCCCACCCATCATTGTCTACTATGATGGCACCGACTACTGGCTCGCCGACGGCTTTCACCGCGTGAGCGCAGCGGAGAAGGCGGGCCTGACGGAGATCGCCGCCGATGTGCGGCAGGGAACGCGTCGGGACGCCATTCTCCACAGCGTGGGAGCGAATGCCAACCATGGGGTACGTCGCACTAATCGTGATAAACGCCAGGCCGTCATGATGATTCTACGGGATGAGGAATGGGGCAAGCTGTTTGACGGTGATATTGCTCGTCTTTGCGGTGTAACAAGCAGAACGGTTGCGACAATTCGCAATGAGATGATTAATGAAAATTTCATTAAGCCTTCGCCAGAACGCTTTGGACTTCGCAATGGCAAGGTTCAAGTAAGAAATGTCGCCAATCTTGGCCGCAAACCCTCGCCGCTGTTGGTTCCCGAAGCCCTGCCACCAACGTTATGGCCCGTACCTATGCTGACCGATCTCGTCGCCCCAGAGGTTTCGCAGCCTACTTTACACGACACGGAATTCACCTACCGTATTGCGCCCGATGATCTCTGTCTTATCGAACGGTGTCCCAACCAAGATGTCGAATGCGCCCATTGGTATTGGTACATGCGCCGGGATACAGCGGAGGAGGCAGCGGAAGCCTTTTTGCGATTGGGCAAAAGCATGGGATTACCAATCCAAGATGATGTCGTACCGACCACAGGGGATGAGTTGGTTTATGAGGATTATGACATGGTTGTCTATGACATAGGTGCCTATGACACGGACGACTATGACGTAGACGAAGATAACTAATTAGCTATCAGCCTAACAGGAGAAAACAATGCAAAGTAATATGCTAGGAGGTTTTGACTTACAGAAGGTAATTTTGACGGGCGATATAGCACTCGATTGCTTGACGCTGGTCGAACGGTACGAAAAGAAGCAATACAGAATCCCTGATTTTCAGCGCCAGCCGCTTTTATGGCCTGACGCGCAGAGACAATCGTTTATCAGTCGATTGCGAATCGGCCCCGCTCCAATTGGGACGATTGTACTCTTTGCCTCAGAAGATGATGCAGAACGCCATACCTATTTACTGGACGGATTGCAGCGTATTAGCACTATGTGGGAATTTTATCACAAGCCCGAGCGTTATGGCATAAGCGACAAGGATATTGCCCACCAGTTCTTACATAACGCAGAATTTCCGGTACAGCGGCGCACCTACCCGAACCAACGGGAGGCCTATGCAGACTTTCTCCGCTTGCAAGCCAATCTTCATCTCACGGCCTATGAAGAGAATTTAGGGACGCGTTCATTACTTCCGCAGTGGTCATGGTTTAGTGGGATAGAAGATGATTTGCATAAGCGCGTGGCGCAAGTAATTGCGGGTTATGGAGTGAGGGAAAAAGATGATCGGGAGAATGCACACAACTACTTCCGCCACAATTTAGGAATGTTTTTGCGCTATGCAACCGCAAATCTAACATTGGAACCATGGCAGGTAACAGGCAAAATAAAAGCAAAAGCTGTCGAGACCAGGTTAGCGGAACTGCTTAAATCAGAATCCATGAAATTTAGTTCCGCCACAGAATCTTTAAAAGGGCTTTATCGCCGCCTCGATCTAGATTTTGCCGTGATTTTTGAAGCGTGGAAGGAGGCAAAGAAAGCAAAGGGGCTTAACGATGCGCGGCACATGGAAATTACTGTAATTCGTTTTTTACATGAATGCGGTATCTATGCACATCTCAACCGAGTCGGCCCCTATCGCTTCAAAAGTTTTGCACTGCAACTACTGAGCATCACCGAGGGACGCGGCCAGGTTCCATATAAGAAAGAAGGATCAGCAGAACGTGTCACACTTGGTTTGGGGAAGCTAGGACGTTTGTCGGACATGGCCCGTCATACCGCTGTTGAAGAGGACATACGCAATCCTGATGACAAGAGCGATAAGAGTAGTGGCAATTATCCAATCGGTCGCGGTCAAGATCGCGGTCATTTGCTTCCAAAGAGTATGTACGGCAATGGCCCAACCGAACCGGAGCCAGCCTCATTGAATCGGTCAAAGGGAAATCGGATAACAGAGGAAGAATCATCCATAGATAATTTAGAGCCGGGGTAGGTGCACGTTCGTCGCTGCCTGTAACAGCGGCTAACATTCGCCGCTGGTCGTGCGCAAACACGCCAGCGGCTTCTATGTATCCAACTATATCCTAAGTAGAACATATTTCCAAGTGTTTCCATTCACCCTTACCCTAGCTCCGCTACCGCACCCTACCCGTGCAGCTACCTAACGCGCTAGGCGCCGGCTACGCGCCTCTCTATAGTCCGCTACAGACAACGGCCACCGCTGCCAGTAGCGCAGCCCATCCGCCGGCTGGTCGTAATCGAACAAGTTGAGTCGCCACGCCCGCCGGGCGCGATCATAGAGCCACAGGCCCGGGCCTCTACCATCCTCCTGCGCCTGGCGGCTGAAGATCATCTCCCGTAGCACGACCGACTCCGTTGACGTGATGCCCCAGCTCCGATGCCCAGCGCGGCCCCATGGCGCGGGAATGAGCAGGCGCCAGGTCACAGCGTCGATGTTGGACCAGGCGCCGTCATCATCGCGCTCGTAGGCAAGTTGGGTCAGCCGTTGGACGGCCTCGCTGAAGAGCTCGACGATGGCAGCGTCGGCGTTGCGCCGGCTGAGCGCTTCAGCCACTCGTTGGATCACGGTATGCCGTTCCGGGGCGGCTGTGCTGATCGCTGCCTTGCGCTCAAGTTTGGCAAAGATGCCATTAGCGTTTGCCATAGCGCCGGAACCTCTCTTTTTGCTCGCGCTTGAGATAAGCCCATGCCAGCAGTGTGTGGGCGAAAAGGGCGCCGTCGGCTGAGACGAAAACATGCAGGGCGTACGCGCATAGCCACGCCATGGTGAAGCCGGCCAGCGCCAACAAGAGCGCCGGCACGCTGAGGAACGGAACGCCAAAGGCGAGGATGCCGATCAGCAGCACGACAACACCGGTGGCCGCGGCCAGCGGGGCGGTCGCCAGCATGAAGCCGTGAGCCCGGTCGCTGTGGGAGCTGTGGGGCATAGGTTCGGTGATCGGGGCGGGTGGCAATGCCATTGGCGGCAGGATCTCGACGCGGGGCGGGGCAGGGTCGGGGGCGACGAATCTTATGCTATTCTTCTGTTCAGGCACTAGGTACAGTCCTATCTAGTGATTAGCCGGCGGCTGCTTCTGGCGAGGTCAGCCGCCGGCGACTTTATTAACTTTTACGCGCTTTCTGGCGGCGGCAGTTTGGCGATGCGTCCGAGCCATTCCATCGCCACCCGCACGCGCTCCTGGTGATCTTCGCCGCTATGGTCTTGCCCATAGCGCCACAGGATATACCGCAGCGCCTCCGGGACTTCCGGCAGCGGCTCCGGGGCCGTCTTGCCCATGCCCATGGCGTCGATATCGGCTTGGATCGCTTTGGCGGCATCGATGGCGCGGCGCAGGGGGTCGAGTTGGTCGCTCATGATTCGCCTCGCTCAGCTTTGGCCCATGCCTCGGCTTGTTCGCGACGATACTTGTAATCGTCCCACGCTAGGTTGCCTTCGTCGGCCTCATCCCTTTGTACGCGCACTTCGTCAACTGCGGCGGCAATGATGAGGTCTACAATCTGCTCGACCTCCATATCGTTGTCAGAGTCCCAACCAATATCGTTTTTCCTGGCGAGTAAGCGGAAGTAATGGACGAGTAGCCGTTTGGCTGCGTTGGCGTTATTAGCCATGGTGTTTCTCCTGGGCGGATTAGCCGCCGCCCCGGCAGTAGTTTGGCTCAGGCGTGAACGCCGTTGCGGGCGTGCTTGAGTTCCGCTTCGAGCTGCCGGATCAGCAGCGTGGCCTCATCGGGCGTCAGCTCTTTGCAGCTGGTGGCGGCGCCGTTCGTGACCTCACTGACGAGCTGCGGTCGTTCGGCGTCCCAACGCTTGCCGTGAACGTCTACGCCTAGCACGTTGAGGCGCGTCATTTGAGCAGGGGAGAGGCGGTTCGGCTTGGCCGTGACGGGGGCGTTGGGCTCCCACAGCGCTTCGTCGGCGCTGCGGATCTCGCCCGTTTCGGGGTCGAGCGTGATGTCGAGGCCGTCGTCGTCGTCGTCCAGGCCAGACGGTTCCTCGGCCTGGGCCGCGTTGACTGTGGGCTTGGGCTGGGCGGGCGGTATTTCGGGCTTGACCCTGATTGCATCTTCCATCTTGCCAAAGGCGCGTACCTTGGTGGCATGAATGACAATTTGCTTGCCTACCCAATCATCCGTGTCCATGCCGTGAAGATCGGCAATGATCATGCAGTTCGTTCGATTCAAGACTAACCCCTTCGCCGCATTTGTGAACCATGCGACTGGTTTGGTCACGGTCTTATTGTCGTGCGATTGCATATCCTCTAAGGTCACGCTGCGAATGGTTAAGATGAATGACTTGCCATTCAAGTCAGCGGAGGCTATAAAGCGAGTTGGAAACAGGTCGGCGACCTTCATGGTTTGCTCCTGCGCGTGTACGATGCGCGCCCCCGATAAGAATCAGCCTTGTTGCTTAGCGAGAATGGCTTCGCACTTTTTGCAGTAGTGGCCATGTTGCAGCGGCCCGACCAGCATCGGTGCAATGTCATCGGCGGCGGCCACCTTGCCACAGAGGGCGGTACGAGTCCCATATTCGGGGTACTCATGGATGCCAACGAAGAGATGTACCTGCGTTGACGAGCCGTCTGCTTGGCGGTTGCGCCAGAACTTACGATACGAGCGCCACATGCTTACTTGCGTCGCCACCAATTGACCTTTTGCGCTTTGGCCCACGCGTCGTTATGGCCGCGGATATATGCGTCATGCGCCAGGGTGCAGCCGCGGGGCGGATTGTAACAACCGGCGGCTTGGTCGCCCATTCCAGCCAGATAGGCATCTTCGATGGGATCGCTTTTGTCGAACAAGCCCGCGCTATCCTCATACTCATCCGCTTCCGCCGCCTCATCGATGACGTTCTGCAGCGGCTCCAGGCGGCTCGTGCACCCCGATTCCAAATCGGTCACATACCCGCGATCTTCCAGCCACACGATGAGGTCAGCCGGCAGCGGCAACTCCTGTCCGGTTTCACGCCGCCAGTCGAGCAGCTCGGCCAAGCGGGTGTCGATGTGGACCATGGGTGGCTGCGACGCTATCATTTTACCGACGGCAAAGACATAGGTAGTCGCCATGATTATAGCCCCTGTGCTTCGAGGTAGGTTCCCATGTTGGGCAGCTTGGTGCCGGCGGCCTGTGCGGCCTTGCGGTCGGCGGCGTACGCCTTGAGGGCCGCGTCATATTTGGCCTGGCGCTCGCGTGCCGGCGCATTGCGGCGCCGTGATGCGATTTGCTTCTGGGTCTTGACTGACATAGAATTTGTCATTGTTGAAACCTTTCTTGGAAGAGACAGGATTGAGACCGTGAGGCGGGCCGTTACGAGCGGCTGCGCCTCTTTTCTATTGGCTTGCGCCCTTGCGCTTGCCTGTGAATCCAGTTTATCACACTTTAATTCAATAGTCAAGAAATAAAGTTGAGTTTAATGACAATCTTCGTGTTGACTTCTTTACTTGTAGTGTGATATGCTAATCGGGAAAGGAGATTGCAATGGGGAAACTTAGACTTGATGAGCGCCGGCTAAAGGTGCTCATGGCAATGAACGGGATCGACACACTGCCGCAGCTCGCATCGGCGGCAAATATGCACTACAACTCTGTATACAAAATGGTGAATACGGGGCGGTTTTCGATTGACTCAATCGAGGCGCTCGCCAATGTACTTGGCTGCAACCCCATCGATCTCGTCACGACGGAAGGGTATCCTGACCCAAAATCGGTACCCCTGGTCATCCGTGGACAGGAACTGGCAACGGCGTAGCCGTTGGTTAGTTGGTGGCCGGGGCCGGACGCGAAAAAGCGCCCAGCCCCGAAAGGATGAACGCTTTGTCTTACTTCTGCAATCAGCAGCGGATAGTTTGGCGACCGTGCGCCGCTGATTGCCTGCTCATTAACAACTGAACAGATTTGTTACAGTGACCCCCCAGGGATTCGAACCCTGAACCCAATGATTAAGAGTTCTGTATAGTGGGTTGAGGTAAAACCGCGCTTAATTCAATAACAAAAAGAGCCACTGTGACTAATCTGTAGTTAGTCACAGTGGCTCTTTTTTTGGTGAAAAATCAACCACCGACACGCCGGCGCACTTCTTGATATTCGCGGCGGATGCCTTCCGGCAGCCAGTGGGCATAGAAGCGGCGCGTGAACTCTTCACTGGCATGGCCCATTGTGTCGCTGACGGCGGATAGTTGCATTCCATTGTTGAGAAAGAGCATGGCATAACCGTGGCGGAAACGGTGCGGATTCTGGTAGGGCAATCCTGCTTCATGGCAGCGCCGGTGCAGCATCTGGCGCACGCCGTTTCCGCTGAGCGCAGCCCTGGCGCCGCCGATGCCATTGTTGGAGACAAAAAGCGGATTGCCGGGAATGTTTTGGCCGTCGTGCGTTAAGGGCCGTTTCATCAGGTAGGCGCGGATCATGGGGCCTAGATCGGCGCCACAGGGGACAAGCCTGCCTTCGCCGCCTTTGCCGGTTTGCACCGTCACCTGCTGGCGAATGACGTCAACATCCGGCTGTTTGAGATCGGTCAGTTCGGAAATCCGCAATCCACACCAAAAGAGCAGATAGATGATGCAGCGATCGCGACATTCAACCCAGGTGTGTTCGCCTATCGAAGCCGTGAGCCGCTGGTACTGGGCCAAGCTCACATAGGGTCGCACTCCATTTGGTAAGCCGGGCGCTTCCAGATCAGCCATTGGCGACGCCGGCAGACACTTCACCCGCTTGACGAGATAGTTATACCAGACCCGCAGACTCCGATAACGACCCGCCACCGTGTATGGACTATAGCCGGCCTCCTGTTCATGGACGATGAACGCCTCAATCGTTTCGGGTTCGCCCATATCCAACCGGCTTTGCATTGGATCGGCTAACCAGTCGAGGTAGCGGTTGAGGTGTTGCTCATAGGAGATCAGTGTGTTCGGTGAGCGATTGAGCGCACGCTTCGTTTGCAGGAACCGTGCAACCCAGCTCGACCATAGTTCGACATCTGCGCGTGTTGCCATATCACGATGCCTTTCTGAATACAGAGAGGGATTCGCCCAGCGGGATCAGGGCTTATCGCGCGAGACGTCCAAAGTTCTATCTGGGTGTGCTAACGCGAAACTTCCCGCTGCCGGCGCATATTTGCGCCAGGGCGGGAAGCTACGCATCGGTCATTCGTTTGTTGCCGGGGCTCTCCAGCAGCCGGCAATCAATCATGAGCTCCCATAGGGTAGCAAGGAATTTATCGCTATGTCTATAGCTGAACCAAATACCGCAACACAAATCGTCGGCAGAAACGGCGACCACTCATCACCGCCACCATCAAAACCTAGGCAAAAGCCGCGAGGCCGCTACAAACCAAGACTCGCCACCAATATCAAGGTGACGATGGAGGAAGTCGTGGCAAAGTCTACTTCAGCGCGCCGGTGGATGGGGTTAATTTTGGATTGGATCGAGGAGGAACGCAGGGTCACCAAAGCCGATATTGAGGCTCTGGTTGATGTTGCGCCGATTACGGCGATTGCCAACGGCATGTACCATGACCGGCTGATCCGCTTGGGCGAGCTGGATCACCACATGGCGCGGCTGGCGCTGGAAGTGACGGCCATCGAGACGGAGCTAAGGGATGCGTTGGAGCATTCGCGGGCGGCAGCGCCATGAGCAGCGAAACGACCGACGCCATATTTGACCAGATTGACGGCGCTGATTTGAGCGCAACGGCCTATCGCACAGGGATACGCCTATGGCGGTTGGCCGCGGCCAATGGGGGCGTGGTTCATTTGCCGCGGACGCAGATGATCGCGCTTTGCGGCACGGAGAGCGACGGTACTATGAAAAACCACTTATGTCAGATTGCGAAGGCCGGCATTATTGAATACGGCGTGACGGGCGACGTGGTATTTATCAGACTTTTGTTGTGGATTTATCACGCTGAGCGTGACGCTCATCACGCTGAGCGTGACAACGATGATGGTAATCGTCACGCTGAGCGTGACGCTCATCACGCTGAGCGTGACGATGCGGCTTCTACCTCACACGTGCGCGCACGCGCGGTAGGTAGGTTAGGTAGGTCTTTTACTACTACAGATAAAAGAAAAAAACCTACCTACCCACCTACCTCCCAAACGCCGGCGCTTACTGGCGAACAGCAACTCGCGTTTGAACTTCTGGTCGATAGCGAGGTGGGCGTGATCCACCGCATAGCGGATGAACTTGCGCGCAAATTGCCGCCACAGGACATTTACCGGGCGGTTGACAAGTGGCTGCCGGAACATCAGGCGGCGAAAGTTGGGCCTGGCGCGCTTAAGCATCGCCTGGAAACGCTCAAGCCATCCAATGCCCGCATGGTCAGCCTATCCGCCGGCTTCCGTGACAGCGAACTCTTCCACCGCCACCGGTTGCCAGATGAGATGATCGCCGACCCGGAGCGCAAGCAGTACAACATCGATGACGGAGCAGCCAGGGAACCGAGAAAGAAGTACAGCGTATGATCTCTGACCTCTACCAGCCCTACACCGACGCCGGCACGCCGCAGACCGTCTGGGCGTACAATGGCGGCCGCACACGCCACGCCATCGTCGTCTACGCCTGCTACATCCGGGATCCGCGCTTTGAGCGTGAGCCGACGGCGGATGAGATCCGGCTCATCGTCGAGTACTGCGCGTACTTCATCCATGCGCCGTGTTTGTTCGTATCAGACGAGCTGTGCGCCTTGCGTGAGACGATTGTGTACGTGGAGACGGCGGAACAGTTGGCCGGCTGGCTGTGGGGCTGTGCCAGCTTGGGGCTGGGCAATGTGCTGGGGGGGCTATGAAAGCCAAATTGCATCCGCGGCTGAAACTGGCCCGCATCCGCCATCCGTGGTCATCGTATGCTGACGACCAGAACGGCGCCTTCCGGCTCATGGGGCCGTGTAAGCGCCCCCTCCTGATGATTGCGAGCAACGGCGGTGGCTGGGATCATATCAGCGTCAGCATTGCCGACAACGAAGAGATCCCAACATGGGATGAGATGTGCTTCGTCAAGGATTTATTCTTTGAGGCAGAAGAACCGGCGTTTCAGTACCACCCGCCCCAAAGCCGCTACGTTAACATATTCAAGGGCTGTCTGCATCTATGGCGACCACAAGGCGTAGCGATACCAATGCCGGATCTGGGGCTTGTATGAGACAACCTTACCAGAAGCCGGGCCGGCCACGACCAGCAATGCCGACGGCGGCCGAGCGCATGGAGCGCAAGCGCAAGGCCAAGGAGCAGCCCAAGGTTGACTATTACCTGGCCGGCAAGGTCAAGAAGCTCGCTTACGACTATGGGCAGATTCCTGAAGAGCATCGTGAGCAGGTGCAGCGGGCGGCGCTCAAGATACGCCAGTGCGAACGGCGGGCCGTGGAGGACTTGATCACCATCGGTCAGGAGTTGATGGCCGTCAAGGCGATCATGCCCGACAAGTTCACTGAGTGGATTGATGGGGAGTTTGGATACAGCAATGGCAGCGCCCATGATTTCATGAACATGGCGCGCAGACACGTTCAATTTCCAAACTTTGGAAATTTGGGCATTAGTAGCGCCCGGCTTTTGTCGGCTCCATCCATCCCTGACGCGGCGATTGTAGAGGCTTGCGAGATTGCCGTGACAGCAGGGAAGATCACGTTGGCGCAGACAAGGGAGATCATCCATACTCATAAGCCGCCCAAACCTAAACAACTGCCGGGGCCACAGGAGACAATGACGATTGATGCCGAGTATGTTGTTATGCCCGAAAGTCCATACTCCGATCCCGAACTCGTCTATCCTGCGCTAGAGCGCGCGCTAGCCCATAAGCTGCGAGATGCCATATTGCATCGAATTTTGAAATCATTCTTGACCAGCGAGGAACAAGATCAGCTTGTCATTGCGCTCGGTCACGTTCTTGACGATTAACTAGCTAAGAGGAAATACATCATGCCACGTCGCCGACACAAAAGTACCTTGAAGCAGCGCATGACCCCATGCGAATGTTGTGGATATCCAATATCACAGCGTCACCACTTATTCGAGATCGCTCATTACGGAGAAAGCGATTTTACCAGACAGCTATGTGCAAACTGTCATGAGCTATACCATCTAATCGAAGCGCTTGACTCCACACCAGAAGATCGGGCGGACAAGGTAACACGTTCTTCAGCTTTGATTGGCCGGATCGTGTCGGCTTGGGGCAAGGATGACCCGCGATTCAAGTACCTTTGCGAACTATATTATTTAGCACAAGAGCATCGTGATGCGGTAATGCTTGCCGTAGGAATTCCAAATATGGCCCTTGATATGACTCGCAATTGGCTTGACAATATGACGCCTGAAGAATATGACGAGCTTAAGATTGAGATTGAGCACGAGCGGGCGCTCAAGTGCGAACGCACGTATTTCCGCTGTGGCGTGACCTGCGTGAGGAAATACTTCAAGAGATCGACACGCTCTTGGATATTGTCGCGTGGATGAAGGACGCACTCATGCCGTTCCTGACGCGTGACGAGCATGACGAACTGTTCATTGCGCTGACGCGGGCGCTGAAAGGTGAGAATGAATGACCGAATCAGAACTACGAGCCAAGTACACGCAGGCCGTTCGCATCATCCGCGCCGAGCGTAAGCAGCGTGAGTGGGTGTTCCGCTTAGCCTGTCCCGTAGGGAAGCCGGACAAACTGGCCGCCAAGCTGGTGGAGATGGACATGCTGCTCACGATTTTGGGTGAGCTAAAAGACGCGCTCAAGCCGCATGTGGAGCTGGAGCAGCCGCGGCTGCTGGATGCGCCCCCTACGGGGCAGGCTTTGAGGTATGAGTAAGGACACAACCATGTTAAAAATTGCTGACTTTGAGTATCCGGGCCCGCTGGTCGCTGCCGTCGGCCTCATTCTTGAGCGTCAACTCCGCTACAGCGACACGGACGAACCCACGGCATTTGAAATTGAGAATCAAGATGGGCCGGTCGTAAAAGTCCACATCTACCGGCCTGTTTTTTATGAGCCTGATGGTTCTGTTGCCAGGCCGCTCCGTTTGCCACCGGATTACGTGGGCGAACCGACAACGGCAGGTGGTAATCTCTCCGAACCGGCCCACGCCGAGATGTGGTTTAGAGAATTGGGCGAGAACAAGTCTGCTATTGAAGTCTATGCCGAGTCTCACGATGACTGGATGGCGACCCAGCCGATTGTGAACTACATTCTTGCCTGGTTACGCGCCAGGATTGTACGCCGCACGGATACCTGGCTGGCGGTAGAGCCATGACGATCACCGTCCACCGTCCCAGCGGCGGCTATTGGATCCCTACGGGACAGGCTGTGCCGGTGAAATATGAGTAAGAACATGTTTCAACTGACCATTGCCGTTGAGGATGCCCAGATGGTTCAACTTTTGGCTACGATGTGCGAAGTTGCGGTGAAGGGTCACGAGGCCAGTTGTTTTCCGCCTCATGTCATAGCCGCTACCGATTGGTATCTGAATCAACTCCGATTCCAGATTAGTAACGAAATTGACCAGTTTGATGATGATGAAGTGGCGCTGCTTGCGGGCTACTTGAGGCGTTGTGCCGATTTGATAGAGGGCTTTGTGACTGAGGCAGTAGAGGATGAGGAGCCGCGCCCAGGGGGCACCCGATGACCATTGAAGTCCAGCGTCCCAGCGGCGGCACGTTCCTGTACCGGCAGCGTGAGGATGAGCCGAATGTGATCGAGAGCAGGGCCACGTACCGGGGGGCGAGGTGGCAGTTCGTGGCCAGGTTCGCGAGCGCGGACGAGGCCAGAGATGCGCTGCTGGCGATTGGGCGGGAGCAGGAGGGGGATTCTGATGAGCGAGAATAGCCAAGATGATGTTCGCCTATCGAGGGGTTGCGATGTTGTCGGTTTTAATGATGTTGCCGATCCAGAAACGATATTTGAGGTTTGGCAAATGCACACCGTGCCAATGGCGAACGAATTGGTAATGTTTGGCGAAGAAACATCGTTACCGGAAGTCGCTGGCGTATGGCAAGTTCTGCAAAGACTCTGGATTTGCGAGGATAGTCCAGTCACCGTCAGGCTATTAGTACGGCGGATACGAGATGACCCAACCCCATTCGCATAACCACGTCCAGCCCGTCCCACACCGCACGCGGCCCATCCCGTCCCGTTTCGGCATCCGGCCCGGCGGCAGACCCGAACGGCGGCGGGTGCGGTCTGGGCCAGGCAAGGCATGACTACGCGTATGGTCGTCCAATGAGATGAGGCGCGTATGAGCGTTTTGTTGAGGCCGTCTACGCTTTTGGGACGATATGAAAATGGATATATATCTTTTGCATTGCCATATGCAACAAAACGTGCTAAGGTTATGTTGACTTCGGGCACCCGTTCGCGCGGCGCTCCGAAGTCGTTTGTCCTTCGACGCCTACATTAAAGCCCACATATGGCTGCGCGAGCGGTTGCCCTATCCTTTACCCACAGGGCAGCCGCACATGAACCAGACCAAGCCAGACCCACCCCAAAAACAAACCCGCCCCCACGTGCGCGAAGCAGAATCGACCTGCCGCGGCCAGACGCCTTGCGGCCGTCGCTGCGTGATGAATGGTCGTCATCGCCATCGTTTCCACAGTTGTTCGTCGCCGACGTGCCCCAAGTGCCACGCTGACGAACGGTTCCGGTGGGCGTCATGAACTTAGCTAAAACGGTCTGTTTGGGGTATAATACAGGAGTAAACCACATAAAAAGAGACAGGATGTTATCAGCATCCCGTCTCCCATTCAGTACCTGTGTAGAGGCACAGATACCATGTCAGATCATACCACGCGTCCATTCCAACCCGAACTTCCCTTCGACGAAATTCCCTACGGCTACTGCCAATGCGGCTGCGGGCAAAAGACCCATATTGAAACCCATACCCATCCAGAACGCGGCCAGTTCGCTGGTGAGCCACGACGCTTTCTGCGTGGGCATCAAGGCCGCAAACCTACACCCAAAGCCGATGAACTCAAGATTTGCTCGCGATGCAAGCAGGGCAAACCTTTATCTGATTACTCCCAACGTCGGAGCGGCAAAAGAGCCGGTCAATACTATTCGCACTGCCGCGCCTGTGCAGTTGAGGCGACGATGGCAAGCCGCTCAAAAGACGCTTCGTATCAAGTGCGTCAAAGGGAACTTCAGCGAAAATTTCGCGAGCGTCATCAGGAGCGACTTACTATCAAGTCATCTGAGCGATATGCTAAGAATCCTGAAGCTAGAAAAGCTGGCGCACGAAAAACCAGAGAGAAAAATCCGTTGCGCGAAAAGGCGCATATTGCCGTTCGACGCGCCATAGCACGGGGCGATCTTCCTCCTGCAACAGCAATGGTATGTGAACGATGCCAAGAAGCGCAGGCTGCTCACTGGCATCACGATATGGGATACGCCGAGGAATATCGTCTACACGTAATCGCTCTATGCAAGTCGTGTCATGGAAAGGCGCATTGGCTAGATATTGGCGAATCTAATCGGACTTCATGATTTCGAGGGAATAGAAATAGCGGCTCCAGATAGTTGGATCCTGGATACAATCGCGCTCAGTGAAAACCCATCGCCCAAGATTTACCCAAGTAACTTCAATACGATTGTCAGGGTTAACTGGGCATATGGCAGCGGCGGAACCTTGCCCTTGCCATCCGTTTACGAGGCCTTCTCGGAGCTGGTCGCCGCCTATGTCGATGGCTGTACTGGCTGCCGGCGCTGGATCATCGGCAACGAGCCAAACCTGAGCCGTGAATGGCCCGACAACACGCCCATCTATCCCTGGCACTATGCCGCCTGCTACAAGCTCTGCTGGCAAGCCATCCATGCGCTGCCGGGCCATGCCAACGACGAGGTGCTGGTCGCTGGCAGTGGGCCGTGGAACGCCGAGCTAAAGTACAACAGCAACAAAAACGGCGACTGGATTGTCTATTTTACCGACGTGATTAACTTGGTTGGGGATGCCTGCGACGGCTATAGCATCCATGCCTATACCCATGGCTACGATGTGTCCCTAGTCACGTCATCGGCGCGTATGGATCGCCCCTTCCAGAACCACTTTTACGAGTTCTACACCTATCGCGATTATTGCCTTGCCATCCCGCCTGAGCTGCGCTATCTGCCGGTCTATCTGACGGAGGCCAACGGCAATGGCCCGTGGCAAGCCGTGGGGCTGATGCCGGCCATGTTGCAGGAGATCGATAGCTGGAACCATAGCAAGCTGCCCAAGATTCACAGCGTGATCTTCTACCGCTATCCACGCTATGACCAGTTTTACATTGAGGGCCGCGGCGATGTCATGGCCGAATACCAACGGGCCGTCGCCCTGGGCTATCAGGCGCCTATCACACCCACATTGCCCACGCCGGAACCGCCCGACCCAGAGCCGCCACGGCCCACGCCTGCGCCTGAGCCTGCGCGTGACATCGACCCGCGCCTGCTCGCCCGCGGCGTTACACTCACGCGTGCGACTGTTCCTGTGGGCACCTATGCTTGGCGCGTAGAGGAGGGCATCTACTATGCTTGGGGCGAAGGGCCAAACGATGCCCAGGGCCGGCGCGCCGACTATGTGGACGTGGTGAATGGCAACGGTGAGCGCGTCATTGGTACGCCGATCATGCACTGGTGGTCTAGCGGCTCAGACACCAAGCCGGCTGAGAACAAACGCGATCCGTGGATGACCGCTCAGGGTAAAGACGGCTATGCCCTCGACTTCCCTTTTGGCGCTACCTGGCCCAGCTACGGCGTCAAAATTGCCGACGGTACGCCCAGCGATGAAGTGTGGGGCCTCGGCTATGGCGATGTGATCAACCCGAACCACCACACGGCCAGCTATTTTAAGTTTGTACGCGTACTAGAGGGCGTTACAGCGCCGATTCCTCCCACACCACCAGTACAGGAAGGGGGTCTAATCCATCCCCTTCCTGGTGCGGTGATTACGCAGCATTGGGGCCAGGATGCCGAGAGCTACGCACGTTTTGGCATTTGGGGCCATAACGGGACGGATCTAGGAAATAGACCACTCCGCACGCCGATCCGCTGCATCGCCGCCGGCATCGTGGCAATGTCCGACTTTGACCCTGCCTATGGCCACTATGTGCGCGTCGATCACCGGGACTTGGAGTGCTATTCGATGTACTGCCATTTGGATGAGTCGGGCGCAGCGGCGGGTACGCGCGTGGAAGCGGGGGACACGATGGGGCTGCTGGGGTCAAGCGGCAATAGTTCTGGGCCTCATTTGCACGTTGAAATTCGGTTACAAAACAAAGATGGCACGTACCGCGAAGATACGCCTATGTCTAAAGGCCGAGTTGACCCTGAGACTTGGTGCGCCATGCACAATCTCAAATTGTGATGAAAGGGAAGGGATCGTGATGAGTCGTCCACTGATTCTGATTTCGCTATTGCTGGCCGTCGTCGGCGCCATCTTTGGCCTGGCGCACATTGCCGAGGCCTTTGTGCCGCTGCTCTTTGCCGCTGCCATCCTGCTGACGGATATTGGGATACTGACCGGCAACTAATGAAAGCGCACTGGCTTTACCTAAAATATGTTTTGCGCCATAAGTGGTATGTATTCCTGTGGTGCTGTCGGTATGGGATTCCGTGGGCGGGCATTGTTCACGACCTGAGCAAATTCCAGCCAATCGAATGGTTCCCCTATGTTGACAAGTTTTATGGTGGGCCGTGGCCTGAGCAGCACTATGGAGATATGCGTAACCAGTTTGAGGATAGGTATACGCAGCCCTGGGTAGACCGTCGCTTTGACGCCGCATGGAATCATCATCAAAAGTGCAATCTGCATCATTGGCAATATTGGGTACTGCTTGAGGATAGCGGCAAGATTGGCGCTTTGCCCATGCCCGACCGTTACCGCAAAGAAATGTTGGCCGACTGGCGCGGGGCGGGGATGGCGATTCGTGGGGTAGATAACACTGTCAAATGGTACACCGAAAACTTCTCCAAGATGCTTTTGCATCCACAGACGCGTGATCGGATTGAGCGTGAATTGGATTTGATTGTCAACGTCAATGGCGAGGATATGCGCCTTCTTGATTCGGAGACGCTGTAACGTGCTATGCCACGCGGCGATCTGGCGCTGTTCCTGTTCGTATGCAGCCTGGCGGTCTTTTTTGCCGAGATGCAGTACCGGCGTGAAGCGTCTACGCGTTGGCTGTGTCTTGCGCTAGTCTGGATTACGATTGTGGCCATGCTGATCTACGTGTACAGCGGGGCTTAACCATGTCAACAGACAATTGGTTCGTCATCATCATGTTTATCGGCGTGTACATCTGTTGCCTGCTCCTGCTCGACGGCGCCCACCGTGCCCACATCGCCGCGCTGAAGGGGGCGCATTACGAGCAGGTGGCATCCTTGCGCTCCTACATCCGCACGTTGAGCCGCGAACGGCTGTGGCTGGAGGCGGAGCTGGCACGCGTCAAGGACAAGGCGAAGCAGGTGCAGGCTGAGCCGGAACATATCGAATGGATGCCGTTGCAGTGGTTACCGCCGTCCGAGGAATATGATGGCGACCGCAATTGAGCTGTTGCCGGAATTTATCGGCATCTTCGTGCCGCTGGAGATCATGCGCCTGGAAGAGGTGGGCGGGCCGAAACCAACGGAGTTGGCCGCAGCGTCTGCCTACTGGGCGGATCGCCTGGACGCCGGCGAGCTTGACGAGCTGCTCTTCCCGGTCAAGTGCAAGACGGCGCGCAGCGCCAGCATGTTGGTGTCAATCATCGCCTGCCTGGCGTTTGAGACGGGCGGCGTGCGGGTCTTTGGACACCACTTTGTTGCCTATGAACCAGAGCCCGCACATAAACAGCCCTGGCACAAGCCCACCGTGGTTTATGTGCCGCTACAGGGAACGGGCTTTGAGGTCGGTTCGGACATTGACGGACAGGACGGCACGTGGCCGCCGCCACTAATGGACAAAGAAAAAACCGGCTGCTAAGCCGGCTCTAATTCCATCTGTAATTGTTCGAGCTTGACAGGCGTTTTCTGTGCCTGCTTGCCATAGGTGATGATGCGCTGCCTTTGCTCTTCACGCTGCACCTGTTCCCGTTGCCGCTCTTCCACCGCCTCAGCCTGTTCGACAAGGCCGGCGGGCAGCTCGTAGGGATTGTGCTCAATTACGTCTAGCTCGCCGCGGCCGATTCTGCGAATCATGACTTGCCAGCTCGGTATGCTACGCCTGGCGGGGCCACGGGTGGGACGCGAACGGGTCTGCACGGCTAGTTCTTGCAGCCGCTCCAGTTCGGCGGCGGTCAGGTCGATGCGGTGATGTTCTCGGTGTTCCATGTGTTTCTCCAATCTGAACAGGGCGGGCAAGTTGTGATGCTGCTGTGGCCCTATAGCTACGTATATAGCACGAATGTTAACGGTAATCAAGATGACGGGGATACAATTTTGACAGGTGCTGTCAATTTTTCCGCCGCCTGCCCCTCTCCGCCGCCACCCAGAGGGTTCCCGCCGCCAAAGGCTGACAGCGGGCGCGAAGTAGCAGGACTGCTAGCGGCGGGCGACATATGACAGGTTGAGCCAATGGCTTTATCGGCCAAACAAAGCGCATTCGTAGAGGAATATTTGCGATGCTGGAATGCGACAGACGCTTATCAGACCGTTTATCCAAAGTCGAGTCGGGACGCGGCCAGAGCACACGCAGCGCGATTGGTAGCAAATGGTAGCATTGCCGCAGAGATTCAGCGCCGTGTAGATGAACGCGCCATGTCCGCCAATGAAGTGCTTGATCGTCTTGCGGAGCAGGCCAGGGCCGGCTATAGCGCCTATCTCACAGCGGACGGTGCAGTAGATTTTGCTCGGCTGGTCGCCGATGGCAAGGGACACTTGGTCAAGGGCATCAAAGATACAGCGCAAGGACGTAATATCGAGTTTCACGACGCCCAGGCCGCGCTCGTGCAAATCGGCAAGCACCACAAGCTCTTTACAGATAACGTGCAACAATCCGGTGAGGTAGTGGTAAAAGTCCAATATGGCGATGACGGAACTGACAGTACGCCTGAATAAGCCACACCCCAAACAGCGCCAGTTTCTGCGCTGCCCGGCCAAGCGCATCGTGGTGCGGGCCGGCCGACGCGGCGGCAAAACGGTCGGCATGGCCATCAAGGCCGTGGAGAGTTTTCTGCGAGGACACCGCGTGCTCTACGCCGCGCCCACGGCTGACCAGATCAACACCTTTTGGCGCCATGTGCGCGATGCTCTTCAGCCTTGCATCGACGCCGGCCTCTATTACAAGAACGAAACCGAGAAGATCGTCGAATTGCGTGGCACGGAGCAGCGCATCAAAGCAAAGACCGCTTGGAACAGCGACACTCTTCGTGGAGACTATGCCGATCTGCTCATCCTCGATGAGTGGCAGTTGATGAATGAAGATGCCTGGGGCGTCGTCGGTGCGCCGATGCTTCTGGACAATGACGGCGATGCGGTCTTTATCTATACGCCGCCATCGGCGCGTACGGCTGGCACCAGCAAGGCGCATGACAAAAAACATGCGGCCAAGCTCTTTGCGGCAGCGGCTGCCGATACGACGGGGCGTTGGGCGGCCTTTACCTTTAGCAGCCACGACAACCCCTATTTGAGCCAAGATGCTTTGGGGGAAATTGCCGGCGACATGAGCAATCTGGCCTATCGCCAGGAAATCATGGCTGAGGACATTGACGAGGTTCCGGGGGCATTGTGGACGCGGGCGAACTTAGAAAAGCATCGTATCAAGTCAGCGCCTTCAATGTACCGCATCGTCGTGGCGGTAGACCCGGAAGCCACGGCCACGGCCACCAGCGCCGAGACGGGCATCATCGTGGCAGGCATCGACGAAAACGAGATCGGCTATCTCTTGGAGGATTGTACGCTGCGGGGATCGCCTGGCGAGTGGGGTATGGCTGCCGTGCGCGCCTTTGATCGCTGGGACGGCGATCACATTGTCGCCGAAACCAATAACGGCGGTGACATGGTGAAATTTGTGGTCGAGGCGGCTGCCAAGGAGTTATATCGGCAGGAGGAGCGCAAGAGCGACCGTATACCTTACAAGAAACTGCACGCCAGCCGGGGAAAACATACGCGCGCCGAGCCGGTATCAACGCTCTACGAGAATGGCCGTATTAAGCATGTCGGTGCTTACGCCGAGCTGGAAGATCAGTTATGTACGTGGTTGCCGGGTGATACGAGTCCCGATCGCTTAGATGCGGCTGTGTGGGCCTTTACCGAGTTGATGCTTTCAGAGAAGAAAAAAGCCGGAACATGGTAAGAATGAGTGAGGAACAATGTCAGACATCATCCTGATCGCTAACAAAGACGGGCAACCGGTTGGCGCCATCCCGCGGCCCAGCGTAAACGCCCGCTCCGTCCTCAGCGACCGCCTGGCCCTGGGCGGCTATGGCACATCGTTCAGTGGCGCCCGTGACTACTTCGATGTGCTGGGCTATCCCAAGGCACTCAGTATCGATGCCTATTGGGGCAAGTTTGAGCGTGATCCGTTGGGCGGGCGCATCGTCGAATTTCCGCCGGCAGAGACATGGCGGGATACGCCGACGGTCAAGGATGGGCGTGATAAGGATGCCCTCGACGACACCGCCTTTGCTAAAGCGTGGGCCGACTTTGCCGAACGAATGCGCGTCTATCACTACTGCAAGCGCGTCGACATCCTGTGCGGCATCGGGCGCTTTAGCATCCTCCTGATTGGCGTGGCCGGCGGCGGTGATTTGGAGAGCGAAGTCAAGCGCGTCACTAGCCTTGACCAGATCCTCTACCTGCGCCCGTACGGTGAGCAATCGGTCGAGGTGACCGAATACGAGAACGACCCGGCAAGCCCGCGCTTTGGCCTGCCGCGCATCTACACGGTCACGTTTGCCGATACCAATACCCTGGGCAATATGGGCACCATTCAGCGCCGCGTCCATGCCAGCCGCGTGATCCATGTCGCCGAGGGGCTGCTGGAAAACGACGTGTACGGGATGCCGCGGCTGCAACGCGTCTATAACCTGCTCGACGACATCCTCAAGTTGGTGGGTGGGGCTGCCGAGGCCAGTTGGCTGCTGATGCGGAAGGGCTTTGTACTCAACATCGACCCGGAAGCGGAACTATCCGCCGAGGCCGCCGCCAGCATCGAAGAGGAGTTTGACGAATACGAGCATGGTCTACGCCGCTTTATGAAAACGCGCGGCGTCACGGTCAGCGACCTTGGCAGCGAAGTGGTTGACCCGTCGGGGCCGTTTAGCGTCATCATCGGCCTGATTAGCGCCGCCACCGGCATCCCGCAGCGCATCCTGCTTGGCAGCGAGCGCGGCGAGCTGGCATCTTCGCAAGACGGTGCCAATTGGGCGGGGGCCATTGCCAGCCGCCAGCTCAACTTTGCCGAGCCGACGATCCTGCGCCCGCTGATTGACCGCCTCATCCAGTGGGGCGCTATGCCGGCGCCCACGCAGGGCCGCTATACCGTCGTGTGGGATGAACTCTTTGAACTCAACGACCAGGAACGGGCCGCCATCGCCGTGGCCTGGGCCGATGCCATCCAGAAGCTAGCAGCCGTCTACGGTATGCCGCCGGTAACGATGGAGGAATGGCGCGGCGACTTCTCGCCCTTCCCCGGCGAATTGCCGGTGACGGCCCTGGAGCCTGTACCGCCGCCCACCATACCCGCCAATCTGCCTGGCCAGGATGTGCTGGGGCAAGTGGCCGACCTGGTGGGCAACGCCGGCTACAGTGGGCCGGAAGCGTTTGCGCTGGTCAACGCAGCGGCTAGGCTGATTGCGAGGCAAGGATGACACCAGAACAGCTAGCCAAGTGGGCCGAGAACCAAATTCAAGCCCTGATCCGCATCGGCTATGACGCCTCTGAGGCCGAGCGCAGCGTCAATTGGGTGCTGATGCACTTGCCGCCAGGGGCCGATCCAAGAACGTACGTATTCCCGGCTGAGACGCTGAGTGAACCGTTAGATAGCGCCGCTGTCGAGGGCGCACGCATAGCATGGTATACAAATGATGCGATCCCCAACCGCTACAAACGTTTACTCGACGCACGCTAGCCCGTCGCCAACGCTGCCCGGCTACACCTTTGAGGATGAGCTGGGCCGCTACCGTTCCAACGTGTCGGGCCGTTTCGTGGCGCGCAAGGATATTCTGTCGCTGACGGACGCCCAGATCAACGCCAGCGAGGCGCGCATGACCGACCTGACGACGGCGGTGATGGAAGGGCGTATCAGCCCGACGGTATGGCAGGAGGCCATGAGGACGGAAGCCAAGCAGCAAGTGCTGTCACAGGCCGCCCTCGGCTCAGGCGGTTGGGAGAGAATCAGCCAGCAATCCTATGGCCGCGCCGGCGCTGACTTGCGCCAACTCTACGCCAAGATTAGTGGCACGGCTGCCGACATCGCAGACGGCAAAATCACGATGGCGCAAGCGCAGGCACGCGCCAACGAATACGCCGGTCACGGTCGCAGCCACTTCTACACGGCCGAGCGGGAGAAGGTCAGGCCATCGGCGCCGAACAAAGTGTTCCTGGAGCGGCGTATGTTGGGCGGGGGCGGCAAAACGTGTAGCGATTGCGTTTCCTTCTATGACCAGGGTTGGCAGCCGTTTGGCCTGCTACCGCCGCCCGGTGTGGACAGCGTATGTCGTGGCAACTGTAAGTGCAGTCTGATTCGCATGGAAGTCGAAGCGGGCACCGTGGGCGAGTGGATCGGCGGCAAGAAATGAAACGAATCTTTGTAACCTTTGGCACCGGGCCGCACGTCGAATATCTGAACATCAGCCGGCCATCGTTTATAGCCTATGCCGAGCGTCACGGCTATGACTATCAGGAAATCTATATTCCGAGCGACCGCCCAGCATCGTGGAGCAAAATCCCTGCAATGCTACAAGCTCTTACGCTGGCCGATGAGGCATTGTGGGTTGATGCCGATGTCGTCATCGTAGACGGCAGCAGGGATTTGGCCGCAGAAGTGAGTATCGACGCCATCCAAGCCGTAGTTTTACACACCTATCATCGTGGCTTCTTCCTGGGCCACGTGCCCAGCGCCGGCGTGTGGTTGGTGCGCCAAGCCATGCGCCCTACGCTCACGCAGATCTGGACAATGACGCAGTACCTGAACCATCCCTTTTGGGAAATGGCTGCATTCATCGAATTGATGGGCTGCACCTTCAACGGCGATCGGATATTTCCTGTTACCTTGACCGAACCGACCAATCTTTATCGCAGCACCCAATTCCTTGATGAGGATTGGAACTCGATTGACACGCTCAACCATCAGGCCACGCCGCGCTTTATGCACATGCCGGCGCTCACGCACGAACAGCGCCTCGCTGAGATGCACTTCTGGGCGGGGCAGGCAGTGTAGAGATGAGCGAATCACGCGCAGGCTATCTCACGAACCAAGCCGCAAAGGTTGTTGCTCAAAACGGCAATAAGTGTGATACCATTACCGTCAACCGGGCCGACCTTGAGCAGGAACATCGTTTACTCATCGCCCGCTTGCATCTGTTACGCAAGCAACTCGGCTACGCACCGCTGACCGACAAAGAACAACAGCGACAAGCCGCTAAATAAATAATTCCGCCTCACGGTAAAGCCCTACGGCGCAATTCTGGTCAATTCCAGAGTTGCGCCGTTTTTTTTGTTGTTTTGGAGCGCCATCGCAATGCTCACCCTACAATTTTCCGGCAACGCCACCACAGGCCAAGTCAAAGAGATCACCCACGGCGGCAGGCGCTATCTGGTGTCACCCGTCGTCGCCCTGCGTGAGGGCATCCTCAACGATACCTACGTCAGCGCCGCCGAATTCGGCAAGTTCGCCTCATCCTGGCAGGGCCGCCCCGTTCCGATTGCACACCCCAAAGCCGATGGCCTGCCCACATCCGCCAACACGCCCGACATCTGGGCCAATGACGTGCTGGGCCATCTCTGGAATGTGGCCGTGGACGGCGGCGCGCTCAAAGGCGAAATCTGGATCACGTTTGAATGGACTATATCTGAGGGCATCGCTCCGCCCATTGTCCCACCAGCGACGGACGTTGAGACAGGGCGTGTTACAGCACAAGCCGGCCTCAACGTTCGCCGTGGGCCGGATACG